AGAAACCCAAACAACCTCCAAGCATTAGGAACCCTGCCAAGCGTGGGTGGCGAAGAGGAAATGGTAAAAGGAGAATTTTCGGAGAAGTTACCAGTGCAGTAGGAAGGAGTGCTCCTGGTAGGGTTGCAGGACAGGCGGCGGGTGCTGCTGGTAGGGTTGCAGGACAGGCGGCGGGTGTTGCTGGTAGGGTTGCAGGACAGGCGAAAGATGCTGCTGGTAGGGTAGCAGGACAGGCGAAAGATGCTGCTGGTAGGGCAGTAAGAGGGGCGAAAGATGCTGCTGGTAGGGCAGCAAGAGGGGCGAAAAAAGGGGGAGCTGATCTGTATGAGAAAGGGAGAAAGGCGAAGGAAGCTACTGTTCAGGCAGCAGGGCAGGCGGCTACCGCAGTCGCTGAGAAGATGCGTCAAGCCCGTAACGTAACGAGGCTCTTGACGAAGAAAGAGAGAGCCCAGAAGGTTCTCGGTCAACTGAAGAATGGCAAAACACCGTCAGTAAAGGATGCTATAGCTTCATGGTCATCTCTTGCTAATAAAGAGAGGAAGGAGCTCCTGCGCACACCAGGTACATTGAAAGGAATGGCGAAAAATCCCAAGATGGTCAAGAATCTGGCGAGTGAATGGGACAGCCTGACCCCAGAGCAGCGGAACAAGCTCTCGAGGAACCCGGAATTCAAGGCGACCCTACTGGACCAATGGAAGTCCCTCCCCAAGAACACGCGGAACCAGATCCCTGATTCATTGGGCCCTGCAGGCAACCCCCAAGTCACATCGTTTCTTGCACGGTCCTGTAGCGACGGCGCTCTGTCCAAGGCCAGGTATCAATGCACCTGGGAGTTTAAGAAGAGCGAGCAAGTTGGACTTGCACTTTCCGTTCTTCTCGCTCCACTCACTTTTTTGGACTCGATACAGTGGTATGTAGTCGACCGCCCTTATATAGATTTGAAGAAAACCCCCAAAAAGTCAGGTACGGCCATCAGGCATCTGAAGAAGAAGGGTAGGTGGTACGGCGTTTTCATCCATCATCCTAACAAGGAAATTGACAACCATGTGTGTCATGTAAAGGAGGGGAGGGTAAAGCTTCCTGAAAAGGAGCCATCTATCGAGCAGCCTCATGGTCTGAGCAGTTATCTAAACTCCCTTGGTCTCAAGCCCAAATGCGTCGTTCTGGAGAAGTAGCACGTTCAGGAAGGTGAAAATTATTGGCGAGTACAGGTTACATGATTCCGTTTGACAGCAACATGCTTCTTGTGTGCGCGGTCGCGGTGTTGATCATCGCGATGTACTTCCAGCACACACAGATTTCGAAGGTGAAGAGCGAGGCTGAAAGCATGAAGAGCGCACTGGACGGGATCACGGAGCAGGTCCAGAAGCTTGCCGCCCGCCCGCAGCAGGTGATGGCTCCCCCAAGGATGACCGGGCCTGGGGTGGCCCTGGAGCGCGCCTTCCCGAGGGTTGTCACCGATGCTCAGCCCAGGGCGCCTACTCCACAGGCTGTTCCCCAGACTCCTATCCAGCCTGTTCCCCAGACTCCTATCCAGCCTGTTCCCCAGACTCCGGTCCAGGAGGTCCCACCCCAGGAGCCTTTGCAGGAGACGCTGCAGACCCCGAAGGGCCGTGCGACGACGCGAAAGAAAGAAGGTACGGTATCTCATTCGTGAAGCAGTTCCTGAACCTGTATCCGTCAGAGGTGAGCTCCTTCGGGGAGAACCACCGCAGCTCCATCTTCTCGAGCATGGAGTAGTCGTTGGAGTCCTGCCTAGAGTTTAAGAACTCCTGATTCCTCTCTATGTCAGGAAACTGGCAGACAAACATGTAGAATGGCTTGCCCCTGGGGGTCTTGGCCTCAATTCTGTCCAGGACATCAGACATACTGATGTCCTGAAAGACATTGCATGATTCTTCATGGAACTCCCGGATGGCCGTTCCAAAAATGGTCTCCCCTTGTTCGGACTTTCCTGAGAATGGGGCCCATCCATGTTTTTCTTTACCCAGGAGAAATCCCCTGTTTCTGTTGAAGGGTATGATTCCTGCACTGTAGCTGTACATTCCTGTGTATTCAAGGCTGTGCGTTTCTAAATGGTGATCCCCCTGCCCCCGGTCGCCCTGCCACGACCGCGACCCCTGCCGGCCCTTGTTGTGGGGCGAACGGTGACCTGCTTTGTCTGGGACTCGGAGGCCACCGATGTGCCCACAGAGGTCACCGAGGACACAGAGACGGAGTCCTCGCTGTCGGTGTCGTTGATCTCCATGATCCTGGGGCGGTTCTCCTCCGACGTGTTGACCGGGTTGGGGATGAAATTCGTCGGCACGTGCAGCATGACCTGCGCAGCCTGCATCGGGGGCACTGGGGGCACTGGGGGCACGGGCGCCATTGGGCTCGCGGGCGGTACTGGGGCAGAAGGGGGCTGAGGGGCAGCCGGCTTCTGGGCCTGTGACATCTCCTTCTGGAGCTTCTCGAAGATCCCAGCCATGGTGGCCGAGTTGGGGCGGTCGCTGGAGCTGCTGGCCCCGGACGGCCCGCCCCCTCCAAGCGCCGACTTGAAGAACTGGTTCGTCAGATGGAAGGAGAATGCCGAGCCGGCCAGGGACAGGAACAGCTCCGCCTCCGGGGGCAGGGACGCCTTGCCGCTGTACTTGGCGTGGAGCTTCTCGAAGGTCGGGTCGTAGCTCTCGATGTCTTCCGCGATGGTTTCGGACCACCCGTCCAGTGCCAGATTGAATGGGTCCCACCTCTTGTTCGCCCATTCCAGCCCAGAGCAGATGGCGATGAGCGCCCTGCGCTGGAACTTGACACTGCCCTCCATCTCGGCATTCCTGCGCAAGGTGTCCATTTCGCTCCGGAGTTCCGTGATGGAGCTGTGGGGGCCATAGGCCTGGCTCAACTTGATGTTCTTATCCCTGAGCCGCTTGAACTTGAGCAGGATGTCCTGCTTCTCCTCCTCGATGGTGGAGAAGGGGGCCCTGGGGATCTCAGCCTCGCTGCGGGTCTGTTCATGCAGGGGAGGGGTCGGCCCGGCGAACCCCTGCATGCTGCTGGCCTCAGAGGACTCATCGTCGTAGTCCTGGGTCTGGGTTTTGGTCACATTCGCAAAGTCCTCGAAGCCCTTCGGCGGAGCCCCATGATAAGCCGGTGGCTCGTCCGGCTCGTCGGCGCTCATGGCCGAGTCGTTCGAGTCCTCCACAGGCGCCTGCTGCCGCTGGCGGTTCCGGTTGATCCGGCGCCTGAGGTTGGACCGGCGCACGTTGACGCTCGGCTGCTGAGGCGGCTCCTCCTCGGAGTCGGGGTCGAGACGGAAGGCTGTGGCTGCGTCCTCTCCTCTGGTCACGATGCGAGCCATTCTATGTGTAGGCTCTTGATTCTTTTATTATGACCCGGACGCACGTTTCCTGAAGACTCCCTGAATCGCGCCTTTTGATCGCTTAACCAAACCTTCGACCACCCCACCACCAAAGCGTCTTGTAGCTTTCAAACCTCCTAATGCCAAACCTGGAACCGCTGCAGCCGCTCCCACCCCCCCAAATGCAGCTGCAGCTGCAGCGTCTCCTGCTTGTTCATATGTGGGGAGTCTTTCCTTGCCCCACTTGAAGGCTTGCTGTCCGCCGTACACAAGACTAGATGCAGTAGCTGCGCCGGCCGCAGCCGCCATCGGTGTACCACCAAAAAAACCTCCCACAAGGGCCCCGGGCACGAGAGCCGCTGTACCACCTGGAGCAGAGGAATTCAGCACCGTCTTCAGTGTTTTGGCAGAAGCTACCACCCCCTTGCCGGCGAGTTTCCCGGGGGTGTACTCTTTCAGCCTGGTGTCGAAGCTTTTCAGGCGGTTTCCACTGTTCTTAGAGTTCTGCCTCGCGAGGTACTTGCGATAGGCGTAGATCCCAGTGCCGGTGAGCGCTCCAGCCCCTACCAGCCCAGCAGCCACCTTCCCGGTGGTGCTCATCAACGGGTTCTGCGAGTTCCTGAGCTTCTGCGCGAGGACGTTCTGCGATGCGGTCAGGTTGGCTATGTTGACCTTCTGCTTGGACACGACGTTGGTCGCTTTGGTGAGCCGCTGTGTCAGGTTCGCCTGATTGGCCGCTGCGAGATTGAGCCTGGACTTGAGACTGTCAATCTCGGGCGCCCTGGATTGAATCCCTATGAGGGCCCCCCCTACTCCGGCGATGACGGGAACGGCGAATTTGGCCAGCCTCCCACCCCCGGTGTCGGCACTGTACTGGATCTGCGTGTAGGACAACGGTGGATCCATGTATTGTGGTTGGGGTTGCATGCGTGGATCCATGTATTGTGGTTGGGGTTGCATGCGTGGATCCATGTATTGTGGTTGGGGTTGCATGAATTGTTTCTTCCGATTTGTCTCCATGTAAACTTGGTACTGTCCATTTTCATTCAGGATGTAATTCCCATCCTCATCCACGTAATATCCCTGCTCGTCAACGTAGTACATGAGTTACATGTACAAAATTTTCTCATGTTGATGCAACGGACTTCTTGTTCTTCTTGACCTTTTCGACGTAATCCATGGTGACCAAGCCAGCGGCGGCCAGGGCCATGATCCCGATGCCCATGGGCACCAGCGACCATGCGCTCATCTCGAGTGCGGCGTTTGACGTCTTCTTCCTGGCCCAGTGTTCTGCTGAGATTGCCCTGGCCTGTGTAGAAGTCATGTTTGTGAGGAGGGAGTTCCTGTGTGAGGTGACACGTTGGAGCTGGTTCCTGGCAGCCAGGGCGTTCTGCTGAAACCTGTGTGCCTTCTGAGTCATGTTGTACACCCCTCCCGGTCTGTACTGCTGTGCCATGTACACCGCGCCACCGACCCCCCCCAGAGCGGCGATGTCTCCCATGGTGAGCGAGTGTGTGCGTTCCTTTACCGGCTTCTTGTTAAGCATTTACACACAACAGGGAAAAAATTCTCAAGCTTGGGTAATGGACACACTCCAGGACAAGATTGGCATCGAGATCAGGGACCAGTCTCTGTACAGGCAGGCGCTCACGCACAAATCCGCCGCGAGAAACAAGAAATCAAACGAGCGGCTCGAGTTCCTGGGGGACTCAGTCCTCAGCCTGGTAGTCACCCGGTACCTCTTCGACAGGTATCCAGACGCGTCTGAAGGTTTACTGACCAGACTGAGGACAAAGATCGTGAGTGGCTCGATGCTCAGTCGCTTGTCTGAGATCTTGGGTCTCCATGAACTGGTGAGGATGAACATGAGGGCGCAGAACGCCGGCTGGAAGAACAACGCCAGGATAAAGGAGGACGTGTTTGAGGCGCTGATAGGGGCCATCTACCTGGACCACGGCCTCCCACAGTGCAGACGATTCATCGTGAATCTGATCGAGCGTCACGCAGACTGGGATCAGATTCATGAGGATACGAACTGGAAGGACAAGTTGATGCGCACCACTCAACTCATGGGATGGAGTCTTCCCGAATACGCAGTGGTGAGCACCGACGGGCCCGATCATAGCAAGCGGTTCACGGTGAGGGTGTCCGTCCAGGGGAAGGACGCCGGGTCGGGGTCGTCATCTTCCAAGAAGATGGCGGAGCAGGAAGCCGCCAAGGTTGCGCTGGCCGTTCTAAACATAGAGCTACCGGCCACAAACTCGAGTTACCAGCTTACATCAGAGCCGCGCCGCTGATGCTGCCCATGGTGCTGCCGGCGGCTGCGGGCATCTGGCCGGTCATGTACTGGCGCTTGGTACCCATGGGCTCCTTCTTGGTCATGGGGGTCTTCTTGGTCATGTGCTCTTTGCGCATCTTGTTGCGCATCGCCTCGAGGGGCATGGGCTGCGAGTAAGCCGGGCGGGAGCTGCTGGGGGCCGGGGCCTTGAAGGGCTTCTGGAGGAGACGCTCTGCGCCAAGCATGATGAGGATCGACACGGACACCAGGGCCCATGCGAACTGCTCATGACCGGTCTTACAGAACACGTCGAGGAGGACCGAAAGGGTAAGGTCCCCCAGGAGGAGAGACACAATAACGAGGATGTTGTGCTGTGAGAAGAACCCCTTGGTGGAGAGGATCTGCATTGCGAAGGATGCCAGTGTGATCACTAGGACAAGCTGGGAAGGAGCGCAGAGCTTCTTGATATTAAGCACCATTTTATGTATACTTGTACGGAGAAAAGAAAAGTGCTAACCCATGTTTCGACGGGAAATCTTGGGAATCTGGGGATTCTCGACGGGCCCCGCGGGGCGCTTGGGCAGGAAGACGTCCGCGGTCAGCCAGGCGTTCGAGTCGGAGCTGGACACCTCGTCCGGATTTCTCGCGGAAATACGCTTGGGCAGCTCCGTCTTGGCCTGCTCAGGATTCTTGATGTAGTACTCCACCTCGTCCCAGAACTTCCGGAGCTTCGGCAGGGCGTCAGGCCACCAGGCCGGGTCCCTCTTCACCACCTGCACCTGGAAGATGTCCTCGTCGAACATCCTGTTCCCGGGCTTCCACTCGACAAAGTAGCACTTGTCGAGGCCCGTGACCTCGAGCTGGAGCTGCATCTGGTCGTAGTAGTACGGCGGGATGTAGTTCTCCTTGGGCACGCGCCGCAGGGGACACTTGATCTCGATGAGGGCAGCCTCTTCAGGGGAGCTCACCAGGCCGTCGGGGGAGGCCCCGACCCAGGGGTGATCCGGGTGGGGGAGCAGCGCGCTGTCGAAGCACTCCACGGAATACTCCTTTGCGAACCGGTCCCTCACCTCGTCCTCGTGCTCCTGCCCCCATCGCGTCGCGTCGTTGCCGGTGAAGGTCTCGCCGATGCCGATGGACAGCACGGCGTCCACCTTGTTGCGGAGCACCTGGATCCTGGAGGAGTACTTGTTGGACCCCAGCACGGTCCCCACGTCCGAGGCGGTGATCATCCCGTTGCGCATCTTGTACCAGCCATCAGTGCGCTGCTCCGGCATCCTGCCGCTGAGCTCCAGCAACTCGGCGATGCGGGGGTGCATGTCACTTGGGCTTCTTTGGCCCCGTCTTTTTAATTACCACCCCACTTGAATTCGCCTGCTCCTGCTCCTGCTCCTCCTTTCTGGGATCCTTGTATCGCTTCTGGTGGTGCTTCCAGAAGGAGTCGGAGCCCACGCGCCATGTGCCGGGCTCCCTGAGCTTCGCCTTGTACCAGAACAGCACCTCGCTGATCTCGCTGGACTTGGACACGTTGTCAACCACCAGGCACTCGTAATTTGTTGTGGTGGCATCCAGGATTCCACAGAAAGCCTTGAAGTCAGGAACAATGCCGCAGAAGTACTGATGAATCTTCTGCTTGTTGCTCAGCAGCGGCTCCCGCATCACAAAAGTGAAATCCAGGTTTGTCCTCACCATGGGGGGGAGATCCATGAGATACTGGCACGTAGACATGAATAGTATGTTGTAATGACGCCCGTTAAACATGATTTGACGTATGATCTCCTGTTTCCATATACCCTTGTCGTACATCACGTCATCCAGGATTATGAAACACCTGGGGTCGACCTTCGGGGCATTGGGGTCATCCATGGAGTTCACCAGCTTCCTCTGGCGAGCAATCACCTTCTCTAGGATCTCCTTCCTGTACTCCCCGTATATGAAGATGTCGGGCACGATGCCCCTGAAGCTGTGATTGGATTCCTCCGTGCCGCTCACCACCACCCCGCAGGGGATTCTCCTCTTGTGATACAGGAAATCCATCAGCGCAGATGTCTTCCCGGATCTTCTGCGACCCAGGAAAAGCATGGTAGCATTGTCCGGGCAGGACTTGATGTCAAATTTCCTGATTGTGAGATTCAATGTCATGCCTGTTAAAGGCTTTCACAAAATTCAGCCTTTTTGGCCGCGCTTTTGTTTTGAGGGTTGCGCCACGGACCCCCGGAGACAGAATGCGTGCAGTTTCCAACACCAGCATCACTCCAGCAGGACGGCAGTCAAGTGAACGAGGACGTACAGGACTTTGGCATGGCTCCTGTAGCGGTTTCTCCTACGTGGTGAACCTCCACAGACCAATAACAACACGGTGTACCAAAATAAGGGATGGCCCGACGGCTTCAATCAAAGGCCAGGCTTCAGTGCAGAACACGTGTAGTGCACAGTTTTTTCTTCTGCTGATTCTTTCCCTGTATTATTCAAAAATTCTGATTTTATCAGCGGCTTCTTCAAGTTGGGTTTTTAAAGCAAATCCTTTATCATTTTTGAGGTTTTGGCTATTTAAAGACGCTCTGAAAAACTGTATAGCTATGCAAGACGATGATACCATATTGGTTTGCCCAGGATCAACGTTTGTTGGGTTTCGCAAAGTTAAAAAGGGAAACAGAGTACAAGTAAATTACTTTGAGAAATTCAAAAGCATTCATGTCACTTTGAATGAAAACGATGTAGATGAATTTATAGAAGAGATATCTCAGTGTACAAACAAATTGTCTGACGTATTTAGTGTAAAAGTTAACGAAATTACAGAAGAAATAGTAAAACATTTTCGTTTTGTACAAAAGAGCATCTATTTTGACGAACAGCCAGTTTTGATTGATCCATACATTTTAGGGCTGTGGCTCGGTGACGGTAGCTCCAATTGCTGTGCATTGACCACGATAGACAAACCTCTTCATGATATTTGGTGCACATATTTGGAATCACAAGGATTACGTATAAGACGTGAAGAAAAAGACCGAGTAACAGAATGTAAAGAAAATGAATTAGACAAAGTAGCAACAATTCATGGAAGTAAACTATCAGGGAGAACAAATGTCTTCATTAACTCTTTGAAAAAAATGAACGTGTTTAAAAATAAACATATTCCCAGCGAATATTTGAACAATTCGGAAAAAAACAGATTGGATCTGCTTGCCGGTCTTATTGATACTGATGGGTCAATTGTCCGTTCAAGTTATGAAATAACCCAAAAAAACCGTACACTGTCAGAAGATATTGTATCTCTGTGCAAGAGTCTGGGATTCTATACTACTATGAAGGAAACCATTAAAAAATGCACAAATAGTAATCGTAACCACTCTGGTACATATTATCGTATTAAAATATTCTTATCACGATTTACGAAAAACATACCAGTAAGACTCGAAAGAAAAGTTCATTCAGGCTCAATTACTTGTTCCAATTGCCCGAAGTTTAATACAAATGGGGTTCCTGTTTCAGGAAAGCGCAAAACTTGGTGGACCCACGAACTAAATCAAATAGTTTTTAATGTTGTGGAATCTTTCAAAAAACAAGAACCTGGTCAACAGATTCCATGGACCAAATTGCAAGATTATCACAAGGCGCTAAATGGTATCAGTCCAGAGGCTATTCGTTCGCAATACAAGGATAAGATAGAACCAAATAGTGAAAATTACATTTTTATTCACATTTGGCTGGATTTAATTCCACACGAATGGAAAGAGAAGTGTGATAAGATATGCATGCTTATTCAAAATAATGAATTCACGAAAAATACAAAGGAGTATCAATGGTATATGAACAATCTGCAATTCAAGAATTCAATGTATATTTGCAAAAGGAATCTACTTGATAACATTTCTACGCTGATGCCAAAAACGTATCGTGCAAAATTTTTTGAAGATCTTTGCATTTTACGAGACATAATACAAGATGGTCATGAAATTGAAAATGTTAGACTGATAGAAGGCAAGCTTTTTATTCCAGCAAGGACAGCATGGAATAACATAGGTTCTACTGTAACGTATTTTAAACAAACGTTGAAAAGTGAAAAGGTTAATTGGAACAATGTGACTTCAAAAGATGAGTTGTTGGAAAAATATTCCGGAGTGCTACATGATTTTCATCTTGGAAGATGTTCAAAAACTGCTGTGGTTCAGTATGATGCAAACGGTAATATTACGAATACCTTTAATTCATGCGCTGAAGCTGCAAACTACCTGAATAATAAACGAATCATTAAATCTGTAGAAACAGGTAAACGAAATATTTCAAATGCATGCAAAAACAAGACGTCTTTCGGAGATTATTATTGGAAAATGATTATTGACATTTGAGGGGTCGTCTTCCAGTTGGTTTCTCACCTTGAAATGTGGTAGGACACGTGGCTGGGACGGGGACGTGAGCATTGATCAAACGATCACTTTGCGGACGGATAAAGATGAAAATCGCGACCATACCCATTCGGGGACCAGGTATAAAATGGCTCTCGGGACTCCAGTGTCTGGAGACCAGGCGGCCGTCCTGGCCCAGTGGCTCCAGGCCCTGTGGCCTGGGGCGTCCTCCTTCGACCCCGGGGTGTGCTGGTTCCCCCTGCCGGTGTCCATGGAGCGCAAGGACATCAACCCGGTGAAGCACTCCCAGTATGCGGTTTGCGAGAAGACCGACGGAGAGAGGCTCGTGTTGTACATATCCAGCGCCGGGGTCTTTTCAGTGGACCGGAACATCGCCTTCCGCCAGCTGGACGCCACGGTGACCGGCAACCTCTCGCAGGGCACCATCGCGGACGGCGAGCTCGTGCGCTCCAAGTCCGACCCGTCGAAGCTGTACATCCTGCTGTTCGACTGCGTGGCCATCTGCGGGGTGCCGGTGCACACCGAGACGCTCTGGAAGCGCCTTGGGAAGTGCGGCACCGTCTGCCAGCACGTGAGGGTCGCCGGCGCCGACATGCTGGTGAAGACGATGGTCGACCGCTCCAGCATGCAGGCCTACTGCCAGACCCTCGGCATCCTGGACTGGAAGACGGACGGCTTCATCTTCACCCCTGTCCGGCAGCCGGCTGGCTGCGCCACGCGCTGGGACACCTTCAAGTTGAAGAGTCGCCTTGACAACACGGTCGACTGCGTGGTGCAGAAGATGCCGGAGCGCGGCAGGTACATGCTCTACACAAGGGAGAAGAACTACAGGAGCAACCAGTCCGAGCTGGTGCACTTCGATACGGTGACGATCCCGGAGTCCATCATGTCCATCCAGCTCGACCGCTACTTGGACTCCAATGATACCGTCATCTGCGAGTGCCAGTGGGACGTTGCGAGCCAGCGGTGGGGACCCAAGACGGACTCCCACGGGTGGCCCATGATCCGCCTGGACAAGAGCCAGCCCAACTCGTCCAAGGTGGCTGAGAGGACCAAGCTCAACGTCCAGGAAGGCATAGAGCCCGAGGAACTTTTCTGAATCATTTTAACTGTTATAGGAACTGTAACTCATGTGGGTGGGTAATCAGGAAACATGCATGAAGCAATTAGAAACATGGATGAGTCAGGGCCTCACCCATGGGGCTTTCCTATGGGGGAAGGAGGGCACCGGCAAGAGTCACCTGGTGAGCCTGCTCGGCATGCAGCTCGTGCATGTGAGCATGAGCGAACTCAAGACGAGGCAGCAGGTCGAGAAGAACGTCCTCATGCCGATGCTCTCCCTGGATGTGACGGGGAAGGCCAAGATGGTGGTGGTCGACGACTTCCATGAATCTGGTGATTCAGGGGGGATCATGGAGCTGTGCAGGCTCTCTAAACCTGAGAGAACCGAGCGCGCCAAGGCTGCTAAGGAGGCTGCGTGCAGGAGACTCCAAGGGGTGAGACCTTTTGTTGTCATGGCCAGAGACCCCCCCCCACAGCCCATGGACACCAGCTTCGCAGTGGTCGTCCTGGCGAGTCCCACGGACATCGAGGTTTCCAAGCTCGCCGGGATCTCCACTTCGCTGGCGCACAGGTGCAACGGCGACATCCGGGCTGCACGGCTCATAGGCAGCATGGGGCCCTGTGCGAGCATCCGAGACTTCCGCAGGCCCCATGAGGAGGTGGTCAGATCCGTGTTCAGGGGCAACCCCGTTCCAGATGCCAACACATACGACATGCATGTGTTCTTCGAGAACTACATAGACAGGCTCTCTCCTCACAACGACATGCACTCGGTGGCAGAGATGACTGCACTCCTGTGCTTCTGGGACACATGTTCCATCAACACACCTGAAATCCTGAACGGGGCCGGGTTCATACTCAGTCATATGTGGTCACCAAGGGAACGCACCCCCCTCCGGTCTGTCCACAACCTCGTGTGCAAGAAGACATCCGCCATCAGGATGAGCTACCTCGCCGTGGACGCGTCTCGCGACTCCTCCCTGGAATGCATGCAGCAGGCCGCGGAGTCTGCGGCGCTCCACCCAGAAACCATGCCCCAATGGATAGGTCAGGAGTCGGCAGAAGCATTTCTCCGTCTCAGGTTTGGGAAAAAGACCGTCCCAGCAGCCCTCAAGAAGGACATCAGGAATGCGTACTTTAAAAGTGAACGCACGTAACTATAGATGTCAGCCGTTGTGAGCGTCCTGGACCCAAGTGGAAACGACTACTTCATAAGGTATCAGCTCCCCCTCCTCACCTCTGGTCGTCCGTGCTTTCTGCGCTCGAACGCCTATCACCGAGGCAGCGTGGACTACGAGATGGAAGAGGCGAGGTGCCTGGATTCCGCCCTGAGACAAGCCCTAAGCGAAGGGCACACCAGGGTCGCCGAAATCCGTCCAGGAACCTCGTGGTCTGGGGACCCCATCACAGCCCTCGGCAAACTCATGGACACCCACAGGGTCCCTGTGGTCTGCGCGAATTCCAGGCTCGAGTCCGTGGACATATACTCGCACCCCTGGGAACTGGTGATGCACAGCCCCTTTGACAGGGACGTCTTCGAGTCGCGTCTCAGGGAGAGGCCCGTAGTGCCGGTCAAGGCGTCCAGGGGGGGGCTATCTCTCGTCGACATCCACGACTTCAGTGACCTCACGTCTCATGGACAGCCTGCACACTGGGCCCTGTGCGGGGACGGGGCTCTGATAGCATCAAAGATACTTGTCAACTACAGGCCGCCTACGGGTTGTAGACGCGGATCTGAACGCCCTCCTGGCAGCAAATCGGGCAGGTCCCGCTCAGGTTGCCAATCTTGACGCAATCCTCGCAGATGCAGAGGTGGCCGCAAGAGATGTACACGCATGAGCGCGGCTTCTCCATGCAGACGACGCAGGGGCTGTCCTCCATCCACGTAATCGAAGGCTCAGGAACCGAAGGCTCAGGAACCGGAACCGAAGGCCCAGGAACCGATGAACGTAGCGAGACGGCCATGACAAACTCCAGCTCCTTCTTCTCCAGCTCAGCCAAGAGTTTGGCCCTGGCATCCAGCTCCTCGAGGCGCTGGCGCTCCTCGGTCTCCTTCTCGATGCGCAGCTTGGACTTGGCTTCCTCGCGAAGCCGGTTCTCCCGCAGCTGGCGCTCAGCCTCGAGCTCCTGCTGCTTCAGCTCCATTCTCGCCTTGAAGGTCGCCGCCATCTCCGCGTCTCGCTGCCTGTTCTTCTTCTTGTTCTTCTTGCTCTTCTTCGTCTGCTCCCTGAGTTTCTCAGCCTCCTCCTGTGCGATGAGCTCCTCGGAGTAGTCCCACTTGCCATACTTGCGAGCAAAAAAGTCATGAAAGCCCTTGTTCCCACACGCAAGCAATTCAGCCTGAATATCATTGATTTCGAATTCGTTGATCAGTATTTGACTCCACTCCGGAAAGAGCCTCTCTGGGCAACCGTGCTTCTTAATGACATCAGCGAAGAACTTCAACGGGTGTTTCCGATCGTAATGAAAACAAAACTCGATGAAATTCTCAGGACGAAAGTCTTTGTCTTCAATGAAATTCTTCCCCTCCGAAAGGCAGAATGTCTCATGACTTGAGAGCACATCTAAGCTATGGAACGATGGGTACTCCGTGCACATCAAAACATGGAATGCACTCTTCGCTTGCCTGTCGAGAACATTAGGCTTCTTGTCATATCCAAATTGCACCATGAATTCTTTGGTGAGCTTGCGCTTCGAAAGCACCATCTCGTGAAGTATCGTCCTACCAGCTTCGTTACAAAACTCAGGAATATGCTTATACAGGTTACCGAATCGCACATTTGACATGTTATAACCATAGTCCAACCCTACCATAGCGAGCGCGTGCCATAACGTTTTGCCCTCTGAGTCGTACTCATGAATGTAGTTCTCAAAGTGACCGTAATCATGTACATACTTCAAGTGTTCCATCCGGCCATCTGCCATTGCCATAGCACATCCAGCAAACACGGGTGTGTCCTCCCATCTCTTAATAACATGCGACGGAGCGAGCATCATGAGTATCATTGGCCAAATGACAGGAGCCTTGGTTTCCATCATAAGAACACAGGTCCGCTGCACTTCCATGTAAACCGACGGATCCGACAAAACGTCCCGTGTGATATCCACTATGACCGACTTGTCCGGTTCCACGAAGAGGAAGGGGGAGACGAAGCAGTATCGCTCCTTGCGCACCCTGTCGAACAGCACCAGCACCTCTATCTCCGTTCCTTTCTGCGCAACAAACACAGTGTCAGGCGATTGCCGACTGGGCACAGGGCGACGGGGCTTACCTCGGGCGTAGAGGTGCAGATGATCTTACCCTGCTGGTTCACCTTCGTCACGGTGATCTGCGTGCGGTGCGGGGTGCGGCGACGCGCGTGACTTACGCGCCCCAGTTCGAGGTCTCTGGAGGCGCGGACCCCCGGATCCCTGTCCCCGGGGTGCGGTGGACCCTCGGCACAGGCCATTGGGGGGAGCCTCTGGCGTGAGCGAGCGCCCCACGTTTCAGCTTTCCTGACCCAAGCACGATGGGCAACGGAGCCCGCACACGCGCGCAGGCACATTGGGGAAGGGGGGATCGCGCACCTTCCCGTCGCTCTCGATCAACTGGTAGCGAAGCGAGAGGAATTCCCTGTGCACCGGCACAGCCAGCCGTGGGCGCTTCTCTTCGTGCAAGACGTAGCAGCGTGCCAGCACGAACGTGTCCATGCTACCCATTTTTTTTAGGGCGCTTAACCTAAAAAATGGGCATCCTCGTGACCGCAGGAGTCAGGGCGGTTAGGGTCCGCCACCCCGGGGCTGTTCCCGTGGACACAGGTATTTACTCCGAGCCCGGTGAAATGGGCGTAGCGACACGTGCATCCTCGTGGAGGGTGAGAGGGACGTACACAGGTTTGACTCCCCAGGACCTTGGACAATATCCTGAGTCTGTCTCGATAGAAACAGGAGAAGGAGTGCTGGAGTTCTACGACGGTAAGGTTTATCGAGAATGCTTGCGACTCATTCCTGGGAGGACTTACTCGGTTCCAAAGGGGGCCATGACTGGCCTCGTGCGCGCACGGCCAGCCCCTCCGACTGTAGAGCGCAGCCGTGAGAGCCAGGTGGGTGACATGTCTTACATTGGGGGAAAGGTGATTGAGACCCAGGATTCCAGCGTCAGGTCCTGTCGCGCATGGGTTCGCAAAGTGTTTCATGAGTTCTTGGGGGAACCAGAGGGGGATGCATCCATGTGTGTGAAAAACATGGGTACCGATGACCAGTCCTTCGGGGTGGTGTTCAAAGGGAGATCCTGGCTGGAGGGTCTGGCCTCTGAGCCCGACGTGCCCTTCACAGCGGTGCACACAGCAGCGGCTCCGTTTGCCCTAGACGTAAAGGGAGTGGTGTCGGCCCACCCCCCGGTGCCTGCCGGGTCTCAGGTGACCGTATACGGCCACTGGACGCCTAGTGGCGTCACCTTTTCATGGGCACAGGCCTCCGACCCTCCGCAGAACCTGGGCACAGGTCCTCACACAGGGGTGAAGGGCAAGGTGTATCTGGGGCACCTGGACCCCCCTACACGCCAGGTCACATTGGTGAGGTCAGGCGGAACCGTGGCGCTCATCTCGCGCCCCTTCCCGGTGGTATCCAGGGTGAGGGTCTTACCGGAGCACACATCTGTGCAGTTTCACAACGAGGCTGGGCAGGCGGTCTCGGCTACTCAGGCTTCGGGTGGCATTTGGGAGTTTGCGTCCGCGGTGAGCATTGGGACCGTCTCAGTGTCCAACGACGCCACGCTTGAGTTTGCCACGGGCGCGATGGGATTCTCCGACGTGGTGTCTCTCGTCGCCCCGGAGACGAGTCTAAACTCTCTCCAGACGGCAACGGGGGTGACTGGACCCCTAGACGCCCAGGTGTCGTACACCACCACAGAGTCCAGGGCGGACCTTTACTCAGGCCTGACGCTCGTGTCCTCCCTGACGTCCTCCCATCAGCAGTGTTCTTTCGAGGTGGTGGAGACCTCTCCAGGTTTTCAGGGCATCCGGCTTCCTGGATACAATGCCCTGTCCCCGGTAAGGCAGGTGTTCTGCAGGACTCCAGAGCCCAGGGAGTTTGGCTTGGCTTACAATCCGTTCAGGGTGCAACCCACGACCCAGGGCCTGGTGGAAACGCCGCCAGTGGCATGGGACGGGGGGCAGTGGGTCCATCTCACCTTCAGATCCTGGAGCGGCTTCCCGGGTCCTGGGGCTGACATCGGCGCCTTTGACGGCCATGTGGACGACCTGTCCCTCTTCCACGCTGAGATTGAAGACGGTGTTGGAGTCGTCACTGGGAGCAGGGAGGGCTTACAGGGAGGGCTCAGTGCCCATGTAGAGTCAGACACCAGAGTCCAGATTCCTGACGGGGGGACTGTCTCATATATGGTGAAGTCCGATCAGGTCGGCATCGGGCTGGTGGCAAAGCCCTTCGCGCAGACGGTTCCCTCCCCGCCTATGACATGGCACACGGTGACCGTGACGAGCACGGGAATCCTGTACATCAACGGCGTGAGGACGGAGGAGATATCCGGGGGCACAACGGAGGTACATGTGTCCATTGTTGGAAACCTGGATTCGGTCAAGTCCTTTGATTCCGTGCTTGGGGACGATGATGTCATGTCTCTGGTGACCCCCGCCCCGGAGTACTCAAGCGGGGGCATCAGCTGGGTGGGCTTCGTGGCCCAGGACGGCGCCTTGTCCGCGCCATCCATCAGGCGGTCTGGGATATCTGGGGACAGGATCTCCGCGGCTCTGCCAGCCGGGACCTGGACTGTCAGGGCCGTGTTCGGACCCGGGGTTGGCTCCGGGATGCTGTTCCAGACTGGTGCATGCGAGGTGACCAAAACTGGCGACTCCCTGTACCTGAATGGGGTTGCAGCGGGGGCCTGGCCTGGGAACGGCGATGTGGTCCTCGCACACTCCGGATCACAGGTATCCCTGTATGCGGGCGGGACACTGAGGGTGGTATCCCAGGGCGAGGTGGGACTGTTTCTGTACGTGCTCACCGTCAACTCGGGATCCATGTACTCCCCAGGGGCCTCTGGAACGGTGGCGGAGCTCAGGGTCTGGAACAGCGCGCTCCCGGCGACTGCGGTTGGCTACATGAGCTTGCAGACATCGGGATGGAGATTCTCCACGCTCCCAGTCTCTGCAGCGGGAGAGAACACCCTCCGGCTCCAGCTGGACTCTACCTCTCACACGGGCACCTACATTCCTGGGTTGATTAATATGTGAGCAATAATGGAGGCTAGAAGGGCGTACTGAATCCTTTCCATGTTTTCATCGAGCTTCTCGGATATGTCCGCAATCTCCTGATTCATGGAAATAATCCTGGAAGGGGCGCTTATGGCGGTCTCCATGAACGTGTCCGTGAGCTCCAGCTTTCCCATGAGGAATCGGTAGTCCATGTCAGGATCGAGAGATCTGCAGGAGCCGTCCACAATAGCCGCGGCCCGGAAGAAGGTGTATGAGGTGTCCGTAAGCTTGAACGGGGGGCCCTCCGAGAGATCCATGCCGTTCATGCCCCTCGTGAGCAGTCTGCGCATGACCCTGGGGTCTGCCCCTGGGTGTATCACCCCGGCGGCCGTGAGCGCCTTGACCATCCCTTCAAAGTCGGACCTTGCCATGCAGGACGCCACCTGCTGGGCCACCTCCACAATATTGCAGGGTACGGTGGCCACGCAGCCAAAATCGTACATGACGAGGCGGCCGTCGGCTGTCTTGCCCACGTTTCCTGGATGGGGGTCTCCATGCGTGACCCCATTATTCACCTGATTCATGAAGACCTCGAACAGGAGTGCTGCATCCTCCCTGGTGCTCAGCCTGTCACTGTCCACCCACTCCATTATCAGGACGTTGCCCGTGCTGTGTCTGGACACGCGGGGGATCACCACACTGGGCCCTTCGGTGTCCCGCATCCTCTCGGCGTTCTCCTTCTCGGCGATGAAGTCGGTCTCCAAGACGATGCTCTCGCACAGCGACCTCATCCCCGCCAGGTCTCCCACGGGCACTCCGAGCGACTCCAGGAAGGCCATGGCCTGGATCAGATCGTCGAAGTTCTCGCGCAGCTCCACCTCGACCCCGGGGTGTTGGATCTTGACGGCCACGGGCACCCCATTGAGCGTGCCCCGGTGGACCTGCGCGATGCTGGCAACCTTGTAGGGCACCGGGTCCAGCTTCATCATGTCCCCGTCTATCCCAGCGGCGTTCAGGGCGTCCCATACGTCCTTCCCCGACATGGTGGGGGGCACCTGGTCCTGCAGCTCCGCAAGAACCAAGGCCGCGTCCTTCCCTACTACGTCCACGCGCGTCGAGAGAGCCTGAGCCATCTTTATCGCCCCGGGCCCCAGCTCGCAAGCCCTCTCCTTGGCAAACCTGGCAAGTACGCGCTTGGCACCCGCTGTTTTCGCCAGCCTGGAGCCGACGGCCACCCTCCCCACCAGATCAAAGGTCAGCAGCTTGTTCATTCCTTTATTAGTCCATCACACTTTAAAAATCGGGGTCTATGGACTCAGGAGGGTCCTCCGACTCATCAAGAATCATGGCAGCCAGTGCCTCCTCCTCCTCCCTGGCAATCTGGTCCAGGTGTGTGACAATCTCCCTGATGCGCTTCGTGCGCACCTCCACCTTCTGCCGCATGGAGCTAAGCGCCTTCTGGCGGCGCAGGCGCAGGGTCTTGACACGGGAAGCCGGGGGGACCTGAGAGCACGTGATACGAAGCATCTGTACCCATGTTTTCTGGATGTCTCTAAGTCATCTGGTCCAGATACGAGCTCTTGTAATCGCTCACCAGGTCCTCGCAGAACTTCCAGTTTGCCCTGGGCTTGGTGATCCCAAGCTCCGTGAGGAGGTCGTCCTGGTACGTGGCGTTCACAAAGCGCTCCGCCAGGATCATCACATCCCCGGCGGAGTTCGGGAAGAGCTCCAGGTCCTGAAAGTAAGCTTCCATGTACTTGAGTCGGTCGTCTCTTTCCTGGGTGCGCCTCTGCGGCAGGAGCTTCTTCACCTGTTTTACGAACACAGAGTACAGCTTGTTTGGGGTCAGGCCTTTCAGGATTATCTTGAACGGGAAACGCCTAGGCAACCCAGGATTTGTCTTGAGCAGCTTCTCGATATCCTCTTTGTATCCAGCAATCATGAATACATGGCTTCCCTTGTACCGATCCATCTGGGTCAGGGCGGCCACGACCGCCTCGTCACCGTAGCCATGCTCCCCTGAGCGGGTGATCCCGTAAGCCTCGTCTATGAAGAGGACCGACTCTATGGTGTCGGCAAACGCCCTGACCGTCTTAGAGGTGGTCCCACCCATGTATTCAGACATGAGTGTGCTCGGGTTGCCAACCTGGAACGGGACCCCGCCCACGAGCAAACCCAGGTTTTCATAAAACCTGTATAACAACTCGGCGGATGAGGTCTTGCCTGACCCAGGAGGCCCCATGAGTGCCACGTTCTGGTACGACTCGCCCAGCCTCCCACTCTTCATGAAGGACGCATACACCTTGAACATGTAAGAGTCCAGGCTGGGCTGCGCCTCGATGCGGTCCACCTCCTGCGTGAGCAGTGACACCAGCTGCTGGGCCATGTCCCGGGGGTTGCTCGAGGCAATCTTCTTCAGTATCACCCTGATGCGGGCCACCTTCGACTCCGCACCAGCGAGCTCCGGCACCCGGTTTGTCATGTTCTTGGCCATCTGCAGACGGTTGGAAGCCAGCAAATTATTTGCGTTGACCCCGGCCCTCTCCATGGTCTCGTTGAGCGTCTTGTACCCAATGTTCTTGTAAGATTCATAGTCCTTCTCTGCATTCTTGAGAGCACCGTTGTACTGGATCTGCTTCTTTACCATGGAAGCCTTGATGGCGAGCTCCAGGTTGCTGATGTTGCCCCGGGTTTTGAAGCTCTGGCTCTTGATCACACTGCTCAACATGCATGTAACACACAAATTTTTTGGTTTAAAGGATACACGGGGGACATGTGCAGAAGATGGCTCGCGTCACACGCCTGGCGGCAGGAAAGATCATCAAGCCACCTGAACGATATGAGCCGGTTGTGGACGGCCCGCTGGAGGATGACCTATCGGCATCTGACCTGAGCGAGGACGAAGAAGACGAGATGACCGACTCCGAGAAGGAATTCGACCCGGACAACCCGGACACCGACAGCGATATGACGGTGGGTTCCGACGTCGAGTCAGAGGACGAGTCAGAGGACGAGGACGAGGACCTGGGGACCGAGAACGTACCCGCGGCCGAATCCAGGAAAAGAAATATATCGAGATTGAATCATGGAAACCAGACTCAGTGACCTCTCTCAGGGCGACCAGCGCGGGGGGCCGCCTCCTCCCATGAAGTCCAAGGAGGATAAGCCGCCACTCGCAGCCATGAATTACAGCGAGATCCTTGCCAGCATGAATACCCAGACACCCCAGGCGCCAGCTGCGCCGCAGCCACCCCAGCAACCCCAGCAACCAGTGGCTCCTGTACAGGCGCCCAGATACGTCTACGCTCAGCCGCCGCCTCCTCAGCCGCAGCCGCAGCCGCAGCCGCAGCCGCAGCCGCAACCGCAACCGGAACCCAAACAGGGAGCCCTACCCCTAGGGCTGGAACAGGCCACCCTGAGAGACGCGGCGCTCGTCTTCGCGGTGGCTCTGCTGGCGACCAGTCCTGTCCTGCACACCGCGGTGTTTTCCAAGATACCCGATCCCACTCAACAGATTGTGGCAAAGGCACTCGCATGCGCCGTGCTATTTATTGTGTTACAGGAGGTGCTGAAGCGATATGCGAAATGAAAGTCATGAGCACAGGGTGGGGCTGTAGGTCCGCGCTGTAGAACTGCTCCTCCAGGACCCCAAGGAAGACCCCCACGTATGGGAGTATGTAGTTGATCCATCCTTCGTTGCCCGCCTCTGCGTACATAAAGAGCATTGCGAGCCCCGCCCTGCAGCTCCCGGGCAGCTCGTCCCGGGCGAACCGCCCGCACCACTCTCTCACCAGGTGCCCCATGGCGTACAACTGCACAACCAGACTGAAGTCGGGGGGCGTCACCCTCTCCTTGTCACAGACAGCCCGGGCGGACACGAGTGCCTTCTCATAGAGCTCGCGCTGGTGGCGCTCCCGATACTCGCCCAGGGCTGCTTCGAGCTGCAGCTGCAGCTCCGTGGGCTCCATTTAAAAATGCGGTGACCAGTATTTTCAAATGGACCCCCCAGTTCAAACCGAAACAGTGAAGCCAAAAACGCCCCCTCCCGCTACCCCCATCAAGAGCAAATCATGGGCCGATCTGGCGGAAGAAGAATTATCTGAGGGTGATAGTAAATGGCCAGCGAAGAGGACACCGTGCTCGCGCTAAGCATCATGCTGTTCTTTGGAATCATAGCGCTCACCCTGTACATACTGCTGTCCTTTGCATTCAAGCCTTACACTGAGCCAACCAGGGAAAACTTCGTGGTTGGTAATGACAACGAGGTGGACGCCGAAACTGAGATGACCTCTACAGAGTCCGAGTTCATTCAGTCTGAGGGATTTGACCCTGACGGGTTTAGAAGAGTATTCGGGGCCCTGAAGACAAACATGCAATTGGATTTATGCGACCACCCCCCAATCGTAAATCCTGGGACGGAAACGCTGAGCTGCGGGCCCGGACTGGAACTAAATGAGGAACCTACGGACTTCCCAGCCACGGACGCACGAGTCGGGATGCAGTGCTGTGTACCCAGCACGGCGAAGCAGGACTGGGACGCTACGGCCATCCGGGTGCACAACGGGTTGAGCATTGCAACCCAGCTGATTGGAGATCAGATAGTCAACAAGAGAATGGACAAGAGGATCAATCAAGCCGTCACGTACGTCACAGGAGACTCCTCGGAAGATGCATTCAAGAAGTTCGCCAACAGGGGGATTGAAGCCTTCAATGTGCAGATCAACCGGATGATGGGCAAGCTGACCGGTGACGCTGTAGGCAACAGCGCCGCCAAGGCGGTGGTCAAGCAGACGGACATGCTGGCGAAGGCCACCTCCAGGGCCATGGGTGCCGCCTTCATCATCTTTGACATCGGCAGCATGCTCTTGGACATGTGGGACCCGATGGGATACAACCAGTTTACGGCGAACGAGAACAACAGGAAAATCAGGGATGCGCTCGAAGTAGGCTACAGTGCCAACCTGTTCACCAGTGTCTTGGGAATGAAGGCACCCTTCGTCTACCCCTGGACAATGGCTTTCCCTGAACTCATAGGCCCTGTGTACGGTGAGATGTATACAAACATAGAGTCGCACCTCCAGGAGACCAGCTATGACTATCGATCCAGGTTGGAACAGCTCGGCATGAAAGTCACCGACGAGTTTGGGAAACAGCTTGCACATTACATGGCCACAGGCGACACCGGGGGGGATGACCCCACCTCTAGTTATCCGGACGACCCCTTCTTATGGACTCCAGAGCAACAGCAAGTCATGCTTCAATCAACCATGGACGCCTTGACATTCGGAGCGGAGGAACAACAGGAGATCATGGAGGAGTTTTCCAAGCTGGTCCCGCCGCGCCTGCGAGCGAAATTCATGTTTAATGCACTGACGAAACGGCTCGCCCAGGGAGGGGCGAAGATACCTGAGACATACACTGTGATAACGCAGAACGGGGGGGGAGGAGGGGAGCAGATGGTTCGGGATGAAGATGAGAACGCCGTGAAGATCCCCAGGGACAAGATTTTTTCCGCTCTATCCACTCCAGAAGAGACAGTCGCTCAAACCGCGGATAGACTCAGGTCGCACCAAGGGGAGACGAACGTTGAAATCCTGAATAGACTGGAGAACGACCAGTACACAGGATTCTCCGTCATAGACCCAGAGACTAAAAAGGTCAAGTACACCACCATTCCAGACACCTACGTCGACGAGGATGGAAACGAGGCGACGGCAATGGACCAGAATGGCAACATCATCTACAAGACGCAGAGGGAGTGGAAGCAGGTGGCCGATCTGGTCATGTTCGTGGAAGAGCTCCTCCCCTCCGATGAAGAGTACTTCAGTGACGTTGAGAACGGTGTCATCTTCGAGGAGATTGGGAGAGCCGTAGTCCTCACGGAGCTGGGCGAGCAGTACGCACTTGCCCACGTCCCAGATGACGAGATCTACAACGAGGACCCCTCGTTCATACCCATCTGGACGAAGAAGTACCGCAAGTACGACGAACAGAAGACCAGGGACGCACTCAAACAGGAGTACGTGATTCCCGGAAGCGACACAGAGGAAAACATGAAACGGAACCCCCGCCAGAAGTCCTTCGATATCGAGGAGATGACAGCCAAGATCCCAGACGCGGGAAACACCACCCTGAATGTGGAAAAGACCAACCACCTCACGTTGATCAGCCCACTGAGCGTCATGTACAACGTCTGCGAAGGCGTGGGCGACCGCACCAATGGTGACATGCTGGTAGGCTTCGGCGTGGACAAGAACGATAAGACATTTCAAGAATTCATCAGGGGCAGGGAAACCATCAACCCTAGCGACTTTGGAGTGACATTTGACAAAGACGAGGGGGTATGCAACTACACAAGACAGTACTGTGACAGGTTCGTACTCAAGCACACAAGGGACAGGGAGAACGACAACATCTCCGACTGTGAGTTTTACAACGGCCAGTACTTGGCGGAGTTCCTGTTTGGTACCACAGTGACCAGGGTGGTCATGGGAGCGGCCATTAAGGCGGACAGGTTCCTGTATGAGACCACTGACGGATGGATGTCCACATGCGGGGCCGCAGGTGGGAAGAACAGGGACGCCTCAAGAGCCTTCGCTGCAGTCTGCGGGGGGCCAATCCTGGGTGTGAGGGCCGGCCTCCAGACAAGCCTGAATCTTGTTGGAGCCGGTCTCATGCCGTTCGAATACATGGGAGAAGAATTCATGGAAGAAGTCCAAGACGGAGTTACATGTTTCACAGATGTCGGGGCCAACAAAAGCTATGATCACGGTGAAAGGGTTGAGCAGACACTGCGCTGTGCCACACAGGTTTACATGGTCCCCATGAAACTCTACGCAGCAGGCGTGAACGGCTTTGCGGACGCATTGCAGAGTGAACCGTTCGCCCCGGTAGGCGATGCATTGGCCAAACAATGGGGGTGCGAGACATGCGGAGATGTTGTAAACACGGCACTGGGGGGCTTTCTTGCAGAAGGCACCCCGATCGGTAATGCCATTGACGCCTTGCAGGAAAGCCTGGAACCCGAGGCGAATATCTCGATAGAGAATGGAAACCTGTATGTGGATGGAGAATTCATGGGTGCAGCAGCAGAGTTCAGCATTGGGGCAGACGGTATACAGGCCATGGCTGGCATCGGTGGGAAGGGGGGCGTCGCCCTTGACTTTGACTTGTCCGACAACCCATCCATAGATCTGTACATAGACGACACACCCGTCCTCGAGTCAGTGGGGAACGCTGTAAAGAAGTGGTTCTCGGACCCCAGGTGCAAGGAGGACATCAGAAACACGGGGATGGTGTATGGGAGGTACAACCTCCCCGTGTACACCTGGAGGTGGAACTGGAACCCGGCGGGGCTACAGGGCGAGAGCGCCGGTGTCATGGCCTCGGAGGTGTATGCTGTCGCGCCGCACGCGGTAAGCATGGACGAATCCGGCTACCTGCTGGTGGACTACTCGCTGATCAGCTGAGCCCCAGGCACTGCTGTGTCAAGTGCCTGAGCTCCGCAGCGCTGAAGGTGGTCACCAGGAAATGTACGATAGGGTTGGGGCTAAGGGAACCCATGTTTTCCTGAGCCAGGATTTCGTCTTTGAAATACAAACCCAGGAAACGCATCACTATCCATGGCTCCTCCATATCTATGATTGCTCTCTCCTGTTCCGTGAGATTGCGGGGCTTCTTGTACGCCACCTTGTACGCCCGAGCCAGGTCATCCCCGGACTCGGCCAGGCGTGCACCGAGCTGCTCAAAGCCCAGCTCCTCCCTGCGCGCCAGGCACGCGTCAACCCGGTCCTTTGAGTGCAGGCGGGTCGTCTGCTTGATATTCCGCCTGGTGTTCGTGCGCACCTGCTTCAGTTCGTCCTCCATTCGCGAGAGCAGTACCCTGTGCGGAGATAAAAGTCCACGTCGTACAGGTCCCGCATGCGGTCCAGGGTCAGGTCGGCCGCCTTGAGCCTCTGAAGCGCCGCCTCGATCTCAGGGGGCAGGGCTCGCTCGCGGACCTCCCCCGGCTCCAGCTCCTGCTCCCGGTCCATTTCCAGCCCCCCCCGGTCACGGTCCCGGTTCAGCGTCACGCGCAGGTCCTCGGGTCTCGACGGGATCGCCACCACGGAGCGCAGGCGGCGGGGGGCGGGGTTCTCGTAGGTCATTTTTAATCCGCCACCCTGAAGAAAATCTCTATAGGTTTGTCCTCGTGGAGCCTGTACATCAGATTCCGCTTCACTTCTGGGGCGTGTATCTTCCCAGACCTGTATTCCCCCTTCTCGACGTACTCGCTAAGCAAGGACTTGAGACTCTCGGACACGGGGAAGGACCTGGGGATCCCGAGCTCGTACAGTTTCCTCAGGGCGGCCACGGACTCTTGGACCCTCTCCGCCTTGTCCTTCATATACCAGCCCTTCGGATTAGGCTTAAAATCAAGGGGACCCTGTTCTCATGACTGCCAGCCTCGTGTCGGTCACCCCGGACGCAGAGCATGTGATTGCGTACTGCGCGAGGGTGTCCAACCCGACCAACCAGGAGAACAAGGCCACGGAAGAGCGCCTGCTGAGGTACTGCGCGAAGCACCACCACTGGAGCATCTTCGAGCAGGCAGACATGACGGTGGAGGTCACCACCACGCTGGCCATCGCCACGCAGCTCCTCCGGCACCGCAGCTTCGTGTTCCAGCAGTTCTCCCAGCGCTACGCCGTGCCAGCCACCGTGGAGGCCTTCTCGCTCAGGGAGCAGGACCTGGCCAACAGACAAAACTCCACGCACACCCTCCCCGAGGATGTGACTGGACCTCTGTTGGAGCGCTGGGAGAGACTCAGGGACCAGTCCCTGATGCTGTACCAGGACATGTTGAACTCCGGGGTGGCCAAGGAGTGCGCCCGCTTCGTGCTGCCGCAGTGCACCACCACCAGGCTGTACATGAAGGGCTCTCTCAGGAGCTGGATCACCTACCTCCAGACGCGCTCAGGAACGGACACCCAGGAAGAGCACCGGGAGATCGCCAACCAGATACAGGAAATCTTCGCGCAGCAGTTTCCCATGATTGCCAGGGCGTTTGAGTTTAAGGGGCCGTTAGAAACTCCTTAGCCGATTTCTCATCAAAATCAATCCCATGATTTAATTTTTTAATTTGAGGGCTAATGCAGCATTCAGTCCATCACTCAGCCGTTCGAACTTGGGGTATGAATTTCCTGCCAAATTTCTCGACTTTTTCACAAGGTTTTCTCGCCTTTTTTTTGTTTCATAACTGTTTTGTGACATGAGGTTCAAGCCCACGCTGCCGTTTGGATTGACCTTTAAAGTAGAATGTACCACTGGCTTCTCATATTCTTGTATAGTATTCAGCCTGGATGCTCCAGAGCTCCGAGATGAATAACGTGGGTTTATTGAATTTACAGGAGGCGGAGCTGGAGTAAAACCGAGCGGCAGAGCTGGCGGCTCACTAGGAAGGTTTATATTAGTACGAGCGCGTGGAAACCGGGTACCCATCATGGACTTTGCGGCGAGGGCGCCACCTCCCAGGACCGCGCCGCCGGCGAGCACCTTGCTCATGGGCACCAGCTTGTTGGTGAAGCGGGCCTTGACAGCCACGGCCGGCTGGCCGCTGGGCAGCACCACGTTCATGGGCTTGGCGTTGGAGCTGACCTTGAAGGTGTTGACGTTGACCATCCTCTCTGGCACAACGCGCTTCACGAGGTTGCGGGTGCCCTGGACCGCCGCCTTGACCGGCCGGGTGTTCCTGGCCGCGTAGAGGCCGCCTGCGACCGCGCCGGTCGCACCGAGGGCCGCGAGCAGCTTCAGGTACTTGGACCGGGTGGTTGGCGGGGCAGGTGCCTTCTTCATTGCGCTCTGTCTCAGGGCAGCCGCACGCATGTTTGCTTCGATCATGGCCTCGTAGTCCATCATGGGTCTGCGGGGGCTGGATGTCTTGGGCCTGACTGGGCTCTTGGTCTTCTTCGGGCTCTTGGTCTTCTTCGGGCTCGGGCTCTTGGTCTTCTTCGGGCTCTTGGTCTTCGGTGGCATTAGTGATATGTATCCAGAAAAAAAATGAGTCCAGGGGTAGAATTTAGACGCAAACCGTGAGGCTCCGTTAGGATGGCCTTCAACCAGTTCCTGGGTACCTCCGCGGGCGGCACTGGAGGGGCGGGTGCAAACCTGAGTTACCTCAAGGGTGACAAGGGTGACCCAGGTTTAGCCGGCCCCCCAGACCTGAGTTCGCATCTTGGATTGGAATCCGATCATGTTCAGCTCAAGCTAAACATGATTCCCTCCTCTGACCTGAAGGCCGACCTCGGCAGCCGTTCTCTCAGGTTTCGCCAGGTGCACACTGAGGAGCTATTTATAGGAACAGGTACGCTGCATGTCGTTGGAGAGGACGGCGACAGCATCAGCATCAGCCACACCGTAAAAGGTGACCGGGCGGGACGCAGCGCCATCTCGGTGCAGCCGGTTGACGGTAGCGACTTCACCATCCAGGGGGTGGTCACCTCGCGGGAGAATCCGGACAAGATTGACCCCGAGATGCTTGACATCAGCGGACTCAGGTTCCGGGGTACCATGAGCACGCAGGCGGACAACATCCTGGAGGACATCTTCAATACCATTGAGCCTGCTCTCCAGGCTGGAGACTACTTCGTGTTTGACGAGGACGGGTCCATCCAGTACCCAGGATTCACCGCGCAGCAGAACACCATCCAGGCTGGGGACATTGTGGTCTTCTCGAATCTCTCCCCTGAGAAGCTCTGGGCAAAGGTGCCATTCAGGATCCCGAACTTTGGCATCAACACCCAGCACATCCAGGATAACGCCGTCACCAGCGACAAGATGGGCCTCGGCTCAGTCCAGGAGAAGAACATACAGGATCGCGCAGTCACTGGGACCAAGCTCTCCGAGAACGTGGAGATCACAGGGGACCTCTCCCTGGGCGGCAAGATGAAGGAGATCCAGGAGATTGTGATCAAGGACAACCGCGGGAACAGACTCGGGGACCCCGACGCCACCCAGGACGAGGAGAACGGCATACGGTGGGGGCCAAAGGTTCATGGAACCTGGCGTCTCAATGCGACCACTGACAACCTGTTCCGCATACAGATCTATGACGAGCCCAGCGACAAGTGGATCACGAAACTCCAGCTCGACGGGCTTGAGGAAGATTCCTTCCTGGCAGGATACGGGACCGGGCAGTAGTCGAATAATGCCTATGCGTCCATGGCTTAGAGCAATTATGTTGAGATATGTTACTGCAAAGTATGAGCGGGGTTCAGGCTGGATCCATGGGTCACCTCAAAGTCCGTCGTGTGACGGCAAATGATCTCTTCTCAGGCAGCTCCGAGGGTGTGGGTGCTCAGCCTCTCAACATCCAGAGCAGCGGTGGCCAGGGCTCCGCTGGGTCCATTATCCTCCGCTCCAACGCGGAGAAGACCACCTCCTTCACCACCGAGACCAGCGGCGCGGACATCCGCCTCCAGGGCCAGGTGGTCGTCGGTTCGGACAACCATGCCGCGAAGATCACGTCGCACGCCAACGTGACGGACAAGCTGGAGATTGTCTCAGGCAACGCCAGTGCCCCCATCCGTCTCGTGCCCGGCACCACCTCCCAGAACGTGGTGAACACCGGCAACTTCGTCACCCTCGGTGGCGACATCACCGGTAAGTTCAAGCAGCTCACCCTCTTCACGGAGGGCATTGGCACCAAGGACATCATCATTGACCCTCGCACCAAGACCGAGGGCGGTGACCTCCGAGTGAAGTCCAACATCTACACCACGCATGACCGCTTCGAGTCGTCCTCCACGCGCGAGCTCCGTGTGAAGGCGGCCAAGCGCCTGGTGATGGAATCCGCCCGCGGCAACGTGGTGCTACAGCCCAACACCGGCAACAACGTCATCTTCTCTAAGGGCGCCAACCTGGTGTCCAACAACGCGAGCACCAAGCCGTTTGTGATCGAGACCCTGGCCTCGGACATCACCCTGAAGCCGGCCAAGGCGCTCGGCTTTGACATTGGCACGGACTTCCTCGTCACTGCCCAGAGCACCACGCTCGATGCCTCCAACAACGTCTCGCTCGAGGCAGAGAACACCATCCGCTTCCAGGCGGACAAGGACCTCTTCGTGCGCCCGACTGGTGACCTGGACATCTCCACGACCGCTGGTAACGTCGTCAGCTCCTCATTCGACGCGACCATCACGACGTCCAACTCGACTGTCGTGACTTCGGCGAAAGACGTCCGGGTGACGGCAACGGGAGACGCCCTATTGGCACCTTCTGGAAATGCCACAATTAACTCTGTGGACACGACGGTTACGGCCTCGAACAGTACTCGTATTACGAGCTCAAAGGACCTTACGCTCACCGCGACAGGCGATGTCAAGCTCGTCGGTCCGACCGGCAACCTGACTGCCTCAGCGATCGATGCGTCGATTACGGCCTCCAACTCGACTGTCATTTCCAGCTCCAAGGACGTCCGGGTGACGGCAACGGGAGACGCCCTATTGGCACCTTCTGGAAATGCCACAATTAACTCTGTGGACACGACGGTTACGGCCTCGAACAGCACTCGTATTACGAGCTCAAAGGACCTTACGCTCACCGCGACAGGCGATGTCAAGCTCGTCGGTCCGACCGGCAACTTGTCTGCGTCGGCCATCGATGCGTCTATTACGGCCTCCAACTCGACTGTCATTTCCAGCTCCAAGGACGTCCGAGTGACGGCAACGGGAGACGCTCTTCTGGCACCTTCTGGTAACGCACGTATCACCTCCGTGGACACGACGGTTACGGCCTCGAACAGCACTCGTATTACGAGCTCTAAGGACCTTACGCTCACCGCGACAGGCGATGTCAAGCTCGTCGGTCCGACCGGCAACCTGTCTGCGTCGGCCATCGATGCGTCGATTACGGCCTCCAACTCGACTGTCATTTCCAGCTCCAAGGACGTCCGAGTGACGGCAACGGGAGACGCTCTTCTGGCACCTTCTGGTAACGCACGTATCACCTCCGTGGACACGACGGTTACGGCATCTAACAGCACCCGTATTACGAGCTCTAAGGACCTTACGCTCACCGCGACAGGCGATGTCAAGCTCGTCGGTCCGACCGGTAACCTGACTGCCTCAGCGATCGATGCGTCGATTAGCGCCTCCAACTCGACTGTGGTCACTTCCTCAAAGGATGTTCGCATCACTGCCACGGGAGACGCCCTGTTGGCCCCCTCCGGGAACCTCGTGATGTCCTCGGTCGACGCCACTCTCAGCGGTTCCAACAACGTGCGCCTCAACGCCACCAAGGACATGCTCCTGGACGCCACCATGGACTTCTCGCTCTCCGCGGTGGACATGGGCTTCACCTCCTCGGGCAACGTGGCCACCGCCACGCAGGACTTCACCGTCAGCGCCAGCAACAACGTGCGCCTCCACGCGACGGCCCAGGACGTCAAGGTGCTCGCCCAGCGCGACATCATCCACACGGCCACCGCTGACTTCGAGGTGAGCGCCGTGGACACCCTTGTCGCGGCCACCAACGCCGTGTTTGTCACGGCCACCGAGGACATCCGCCAGATTGCCCAGGCCAACGTCCACATCCAGGGCCTCACCGACACCACCATCCGCGCTGGCAACGCCCTCAGCCTGCGCTCCGACGGCGACTTCAAGTTCTCCGCGGGTGAGGTGATGCGCATCCAGTCCACCGCCAACGCGGTCATCCTCGATGCCGCCACCAACGTCGAGACGGTCACTGAAACTTTCCTCGGGAGCAACGCGTCCGGTCTGCACGTGCGCGCGAGCAACGGCCAGCTCCAGCTCGACACCGACCAGACCACCCCGGGCAGCGGCAACATCAACCTGAACCCGGGCTCAGGGAATGTCCAGGTTATGACGACCACGCTGGAGTTCCTTTCCGGTGGGGACGCCAGCCAGCCGGCCAACGTGCGTGCCATGGTGGCCAACCTCGATCTCGTCACCTATGACACGAAGGACATCAACCTCCGCCCGGGCGGCGAGACGCACACCCTGAAGCCCATCATCTTCGACAGCAACACCAACAACTTCCACGTGGAGGCCACCGCAGGCGCTCTCCGGATTCGTGGCGGTGACGCCAACAACACCGTGAAGGTGGGAGGCAACCTTGAAGTTACAGGTGTCCTCGACTATGTGACCTCCCAGGCAGAGACCATCCTCCTCGCCGATAAGCAGATTGTCCTGAACAACCCCAGCGACGGCACCACCACCAATGACGACGCCAGCGGTGCTGGTCTCTACATCAACGGCTCGGAGTACGAGACGACCCCCGAGTCCATCTCGCTCCTCTGGAACAAGGGTGGCTCCACCGCCACCCCCAACTACAGCGGCACTGACATGGCCCCCTTCTGGACCATCCGCGGCGGTGACTTCTCCGTCGCTCGCGGCATCGACTCGGCCGCCTGGTCCTCCCCCTTCGACGGGGACGCCGGCCTTGGCGTGGCCACCGAGCAGATGGTGGAGTTCAGGTTCCACATCACCAGAGACGAGAAGCTCCAGATCCAGAAGATCCTGGGTCGCAACGCTGTGGACACCAACCTGGCGTCTGACCGCACCGAGCGCGTGGTGGTTGCCGAGTTCGACCTCGTTGTGTAAATGCATTGTGAGTGAAACATGGGACTGAATAACATGGGAATGAACACTGAGCTCAAAAGCTCTACCATTCCATGATTTGGAATGGTAGAACTCTTTTTTTATATCCTGTATATCAGATGCTTCTGGAACTATACATGATGTTGTTTGGCAGAACCTCCCTGCTCAGGGAACTCTACGCGGTAGGGACCGTCCAGGACTTATCAGTAAGATTCACCAAGCCCGCCACGTTTTCCATGGGAAGGGCACTGGACACCTCAGATCCAGATAACACGCTTGCCTACAGGGTCACCTTCAGCCCAGACATATCCATGGGAACTAATCTCATATTGTCTACAGACGCTCGTTTGACCGACTCTGGAGCTGAAGTCACCATCTCCTACGATCAAGTCCAACTTCCAGCGGATCTTTCCAACCTGGAAGCAGCCGTGGATGTCTATCTCGTCAACCCTGCCGACTCTTCGGCATACACAGGAACTGAAGCCACTGCAAACACCGACGGAAGCGTCAATCCCTCACAGTATTTCAACGTCTCTCACCTGGGAACCATTGCCACGGTCGTGATCGAGCCTCAGCCTTATCTCGTTTCAAGGTTCTATATCAAGAATCGAAACAACGACTACCTGGTCATACAGGACGATGATTCAGTGACACTGGTTAGTGAAAAGCCTGATAGTGCTTATACATGGGAAGAGTGGAGTGATTTCATTTCGGGCGCGGATAGAAATCAGAATGTTAACCACAATTATACAGGTGATCCATTTCTTGTTGAAGCAATCGATCCCGACGGCAATAATCAGCAGTATATTAAGGCCACTTCAAATGCTGAAAAGTTCCTCTTCGTTGTTGGAACCGTTTTCAAGTTGAATACTTCAACAAATGATAACTCGCTGTTCCTGGAAGCGGCGCCTTTGCCCATCTCACAAGGTCCTTCAGATCCACTGTACCGCGTAAAGAGAAAGACTGTTGACGAATATTTGTCATTTGACCTACAAACTGCAACATTTTCCGCTGTTCCTGGGGATGCTAAGTCATGGGATCAGTGGTCGTCATATCTGGCTTCTATAACTTCCCCAGGTATCTTATATTCAAATCCAGTAATTTCTGTTGAATCTGGTAAAAATTACATCAAGGCAACATATGCTGGGGGGACCGGCTATACAGCGCATGTATCAGGTAACAACACACTAGGTAAGTCTTGGGTTGACAATGACTTAGTTCTCATAGCAGAGTCTGCTTGATGATTGTCCAAAAATTTTTTCCCTCACAGTAACAAGACAATGTTTCTGCTCCTGTATCTCATGGGCAAGCTCAGCGAGGGGCAAAAGGAAGCCATGACTTCTGCGGATGCGGAGGTGCAGAGTCTCAGCATAAGATTCGAAACGCCAGTGGAGATGGAGCATGGGAACCCCCTGGTCCCAGAGAACCTGGCTTTCCGCTTTGTGACGGACCCCTTCATTGCAGACGTCTCCAACATGATCTTCACGATAGAGAACCCTGAGCTCGAGCAGACAGGGGGCAATCAGCTCACATTGACGATGGAACGGGTAACCATTCCAGCTAATACCGCCACCGTTAATGCGGATGTGTATGTCTACATAAAGGAGGTGGTGATGGCAGGCCCAGCGGACGACAGCACACCCCCTCAGGTGAACGACGCACTGTTGGGCGTTATTCCCGCCGACCCGTCCAGTCCTGTGGCCCCTCCTGCGGCCCCTCCTGCGGCTACTCCTTCTATTCCTGCTGAGCCTCTGTACGTACTTATGTCCAAAAGACGACTGGGAGACACTAGGTCGGGTCAAAATTGGGGCGATAGACACGTTTTGGCATACCTGAATAACGGAGACTGGACTAACACAAACCTGACAGGAATTAGTGACCTGGATGACTTTTTTAATGACCTGCGTGATAATCCCGTCCAAGGGGGTAAGACGTACGCAGCTCCTCGCAACACATGGCTGGACACTGTAGGCCTTTCTATCACAGACAACGACAGCGATTATGACGACGTAGATAGCGACTGTGAAGATGACGAAACATGTTTCAATGTCAGATGGGAGGCTGGAGGCAAAAATCCCTATTTGCGTGTCAGAGATGTGAGACTCAGGAGCGATAATGATAACGGTCAACTGTGGGCCCTGCAACAGCTGTAAATTTTTATATCATCCTGAATACAAATGGACATCGCGTATATCCTGTTACTGATACTTGTATTTCTACTCATGATTCATAGGATTCCTGGGTACAGTATACGTGAGGGGGCAGCCAACCCTGTAAACATCGAGGTGACTTTCACGCAGCTTCGGACTTTCCAGAGTAGCAAGGCTGGCCAGGTGATTCCTACGGACCAACTCGCCTTTGACATCAGGCTCGTTACAGATGATGCTGCTCAGGCCGAGGTTCTCCTTGTGGAGAAGCTCACCCCTAGTGCTGCTTCCTGGGACGGTGATGAGGTGACCCTCAGTCTCAACAATCAGGCTCTCGGGGGACCGTTTACAGCAAGGCAGGACAGCTACCCCGCCATAAGAGCGCAGGTGGAGGCTTTCCTCATGGAAGACGGGACTCATGCTGACGTGTATCCCTCGCAAACCGTTGGAGACATGACTCCAGGACCGGCTGTGACGGTCGATCCAGAAGTGATCCATTACACATCCCTGGGTTCCGTCGACAGTGTCACTGTGACGATATCGGACTTTAGAGCGTAATTTTTTTTGTTTACAAGGTACATGAAGTGTGAATCGGACATCCTGTCATGGCTGGTAATCATCCTGGTCATTGGGATAGTGATCTCGAGTATCAATTTCGACGGAACCCGGGAGATGCTTACGTATGAGTTGCGGGAGGTCACTGTGACGTTCCCTTATGTGACGTCTTATTCAGGGGACGCCGCGGGAGCAAGTGGCCCTGACTTGGCCGACGGTACATCCATAGATTACGAAGTCAAGGTGTACACAGGTAACGACCTTTCCTCATTGGATGATACTGACCTGGAGGCGACGGTGAACCTCACGGTGACGAATTCTTCCGGTGCATTCAGTGTAACCGGTACCCCTGCAGTGACAGATGGCGTCAATAGCTCTGGGGTTAACTTCGATGTTAATCCTACGGTAGATGGAGACAACGTGACGTTCTCTCTATCGAACATTGCTTTCGCAGACAGCTACAGCACGGCTATCACAGACCTGGATGTGAAGGTTTCGGTGAAGGCCAGTCTCAGCAGTGACAACACGGTAGCATCCGGTGTACAGGTGTCGTCTGCGATGGACCTCACGGAGGAGCACAAGGGGCTTGGGTCGCTCCAGCCCGTGACTGGCGTGAATATTGAAATCACTCCCATGTCATAGAAGCAAAGTTGAACCCCAGTAACCTGAAGTGTGCCGGGTCTCCCACGAGTGCCCCCAGCTGTGGGTCCAGGAACAGGCTCCGCTTCCCGAGCACCAGCTGGAGCATGCCTGGCCGGTGCCTGAGCGAGACACTGAGCATGTCTCTTGGGACGGGCAGTCCCTCCTCATAGCTCGGTCCGATGTGACGCTTTATCCTTGGCGTGACATCGTGCCCCTTCCCGGTGCCGTCGTCCCAGAACACAGCCTTGAACCTGCTCAGGTCTGGCGCGGGGCGCACGAGCCTGGGTAGCTTCTGTCTGCCGTAGTGCAGGTAGATGTGCTCCGAGTCGTTGACCGTGTATCGGATGGCCCTCCGGCTCACTGACGTGATGACGGGTCCGGACCTGGGGCGGAGCAGCTTCCAGATGGCGACAAGGTGGAACCAGGAGCTCGCAAGGATCCAAGTCCACATGACACTGAGCATGCTCTTGAGTCTAAATGGGGAAGGTTTGAAACCGGTGACCATACCCTTCGGGTCCACACTGGCAGAAGAATGCTGAGGAAGTTCCACAACCACGTGAAGTCGGAGCTGATCCGCCTGGCCTGCGAGAGCTCGCCTGAGAGCCCCACCCTGCTGGACTTTGGCTGCGGTCGCGGCGGGGACCTGCGCAAATGGATGGACCATGGGGTGGGGCACGCAGTGGCCGTGGACCCCTGTGAGAAGAGCGTGAGCGAGGCCATGGAAAGGGCACGGAACCTGGATGCTCCGGCGAGTTACAACTTTCATGTGAGCGAGGACACGTTGCATTTCATGAAGCAGATGCCGCCGGAGAGCGTTGACATAGTTAGTTCCATGTTTAGCATTCATTACCTGAGCAGGGAGCAGGTCGAGGAGTTCATGGCACATGTTCATCGCGTCCTGGCTCCAGGGGGCATCCTCGTTCTCGCGTTCATGGATGCGCGCGCGGTGCTCAAGCAGATGGGGCAGGACTCGACGGTGTCCGATATCCCCGGCTGCTCCGTGGAGTTGCTGAACGGCCGGGAGATCAGGGTGAGGCTCGAGGACACGCTGTACTTTGGGAGCACGGGCCAGAGCGTGGAGAGCCTGGTGTTCCCAGGGTACCTGTCGCGTACCTGCGAGGCGGCCGGCATGACATGGATAGCCGCGCTGTCAAAGTCTTTCGGTGAGTGGCGGCGCGCCTGGAGCAAAGGAAGCCTGAGCGACGGCGAGGCGAAGTTGTCGGATCTGTTCGCGACAGGGGTGGCCATCAAAGACAAGCCCAGCGCGCCGGTATCGGTGATGAACTCGAACACGTCGTGGGCGCATGACCACCGCCCAGTGCACAAGCTGACCCATCGCTAAGATGATGCGCACTAATAGCAATATTCCATGTAGATATCCTGGCACTCGTGAGAGCGCGCGGAGTCCAGGCACCTGGACATGGCCGCCAGCTCGTCGCATTCCTCTGTGGGCTCATTGGGTTTAGGCTTAGACCTGCCGGAGAAGTACAGGTAGAGCCCCACGCTGACCGCGATGATGGCCACAATGAGGGTGAAGTTGGCCAGAAACAGGGAGCCGTCCGTCACCCTGACCTTTCCCTGATGAGGGGGGCCGTTGATAGCGGAGATGACACTCGGGTTGTTACCGGGACCGGGCATTTGTTTATACTCAGGATTTTTTTGTGGGATACCCTTAAACATGTTTCAAGAGAGCACCGCAATCTACTATGACGACATCGAGCAACAGGAGTCCAGGTCCGCCTTCCCCGGGGAGTACCACACGCTTCATCAGGTCCAGGCGGCAGAGTGCCCGGTACCAGAGGCTCATTTCTGCAGGGGGTGGGGACCAGATCCTGGGTCGGTGGACGAGGGCAGCAGCTTGAGGCACCGGCCTACGCGCCTCAACTTTCCAGGAGAGGCGCCCAGCTCCATGCTGTACGGAACGGCCCCCCACATGGCCCAGGGGGACATCCACGACCCGGATACTGCAGTGTATCTCAGGTACGGGTCAGGGCCAACGCGCGACGCCCAGCACGCAAGGGGCGACCTTCTGCAAACGGACTATACACCTTACAGATTCTACAACCTGGACTCCTGCCCGCTCCCCCAGGTGGAGGCTCACCGCCGCGGGGGGGCGAGCACAAGGGCCGACTATAGAAACAGCTGTGCTTAGATATTGAGCAGGTCAAGCACGTTGCGGTGCCCTGAGGGAGGGGTGAAGGTCCTCGCGAAGATGGGAGAGCCGTTGATCTTGACGCTGGACAGGCGGGAGAGGTCCAGGTCCGGGTGCTCGTCTCCGATCACAGGCTTCTGGCCCAACACGCCCGTACCCCAGACGGACTGTATGAACTCCGACTCTTCGTCGCTGATGGGGTCGAGCTCGAGCTTCTGGTACGCCTCGTTGAGGGCCTCAATCGCCTTCAGGTTCTCGCACTTGCGCTCCGACACCAGCTCGTTGAACGTGGCGACGTACACGTTGGTGTCCGTGATCTTCTTGAAGACCACTCCCAGCTTCGCCAGCTGCGTCATGATATCGAGCATGTCCCCGCACGTGAAGGAAGTCTGGAGGACACCGGAGTGGCTCACGTACCCCGCCTGTAGGTGGGGGATGCTGCACCTGAAGCCAGCTACGGGGTTCACTCTGCGGAAGAAGCTGAGAAACTCCTGCGCGCGCTTCTGGTCCCGGTAGAGGCTCAGCTCCTCCGCGCGTATCCACCTCGACAGGTCGTCCGACATCAAGCCGGGGATGTCCAAGTAATTGAGCTCCTCCGCGCAGCCCCCCGCGTCGGCGACCCCGATTGTCATCACCTCGCGATTCTGGTGCAGAGCCGCGAAGTGCAGCAAATTCATCACGGTGCTCTTGAACTGGTCACTGACGTCGTTGCGATCGAGCTCCTCGTACCCCTGCGGGCATCGCGCGCTCAGACTCATGTTTTGATATTTCATGGGTCTTACGTACCATCTCGATGGAGACCGGCGTCCAGTGCAGCCTCTCCAGCTTCTTCAGACGCCCCTTGGTCTCCTGCAGCTCCTTTGACGCACTGGCGTTGCTGCCCTTCTTGCGCAGGCGGGCGTTCTCCTCAGAGAGCTCCGAGTTCTTCTTGCCTGCCGCCTTGCGCAATTCCCGCTCCTTGGCAAGCGTGGCTCCGAGGTCGGCCACCTTGCGCTGCGAATCCTCCAGATCGGACTCCGCGCGCGACACGCGGACGATCAGGTCCTCCGCGTCCAGGAGCTTCTTGCGGAGCGCGCGATTCTCCTGCTCCTGCGCGACCCCCGCTTGCCCCACCGCGCGCAGCTCGTCCCGCAGCGCCGACAGCTCACCATCCCGCGCCGCCAAGGCCTCCAGGCAGCGATCGCGCCACTGCGCCTTCAGCTGGCGCTCGGTCTCCAGTGCCTCCCTCAGCTCCCGGAGCTTCCCGTCCACCTCCTTCCGTACCGCCTTGGAGAACTCGCCGACTGCGGACTTGGACGCCTGCAACTCGAGGACGGACGCCTCCAGCGCTCTGACCTGCTCCAGCACGGCTTGCAGGGTAGCCTCCATGGTGGGTTTTTTTTCTGCATAAACCCTAATGCTTCTGGGTTCCCCTCAGTACCTTCGGCTGACTCCTGGTCATGTACACACCCGAGCATACAGAACACGGTCTACCGCAAGGCAGACACGCGGTTCTCATGTGAAGTTGAGAACACCAAATAGTGAGATGTATTTGAACTACCACCCGGTCCTCAATGGCATATACAGAAATGTATCTGCATCGAATATGCAGGAATATCTTATGCCAAACAAGGAGACGATGGAAAGAAGAATCCAAAACATCCTTGGTGGGAACGGAAACGGTGGCAATGGGACTGGAAATGGCAGAGGGAATGGGAGGGGAAATGGCAATGGCAATAATGGCAATGAGAACAAGAAAAGACTGAGTAAAGAGATATCGGACGCATTAATAGATTTGATCGTTTCCGTGGCTGTTCTACAGGTCCTGGGATGCATAAAGCAGCTGAAGAGCTATAATGGTCTGATAGCAAACCTAATTACTACTTTTCTAACTTCTGACCCGAAAATGCTGACCATCAATATCACGATGAAAGCACTGGAAACCAGTTTTCCTTTACTTAGAGATACAAAGGTACTTCAGAAGATAAAAAATGGGAAATTAGGAAATCATGTGTCAACGCCGAAGTTTTTATATTCCATTCTCATCAAGAAATATGTATTGGAGGGAGTAAAGGATCATTGTAATTCAAAGAACGGAAGGAAAAATTTCCAGAATGTAAATCATGGGTGAGACACGAAAGCAAAAATTCATGAAACGGCGTGGGTTACCCATGAATACGCAGCTCAGCCTGGAGGATATCTCCAAGTGGAGTGGCGTATCTGAGAAGAGGCTTCAGGAGGTATATGATAGGGGGGTCGGGGCCCACAGAACGAATCCTGGGTCAGTCAGGTTGAAAGGCTCTTTCAGGAAAGATCCCAGGGCACCCGTTTTTAGACGGCTGTCCAAGGAACAGTGGGCGTATGCCAGGGTGTATGCCTTCCTTGACAAGCTTGAGGACCCGGGTGAGTCCCTGAACCACGACAAGGATGTTGCCAAGGGGATCCAGGTTCGTCTTTCAGGAAGCGTACTTGGGCGCCATGGGTATCAGGCTCGTTTGAGCTCTCGCGAGCGCCAGGCTGCTATTCGTAAGGCTATCGAAGCGGGGGAGTCTCCGCTCCGCATATTCCGGCGCCTCAATGTGCTCATGATTTACAACAAGAAGCGCAGGCCAGGCCTGGCGAGCAAGTTCCGCTCAGACAGAGATTACGTGTCTAAGCGCTTCCTCTCCTGGAAGACCCGCACCAAATACGGAGTGCCAGTCACATTCAAGTACACGAAGGGGCCCAGAGTGCAGGTAGCAAAGCTCAATCGGACAAAGACGGACGCGGAGGTGATCGCCCTGGCCAGAAAAGAGCACCGTAGGAGTCGCTCAGGGGTGCCAATGGACCGATGGATCCGAGAGGCTCTGCAGAACTACTCGACGTTTCAAAATTCAGACTGAAGCGTAAAAGGATGATGGTGGCATCATATACGTTGGGGAGACAGGTACTCGGAGATTTGTGCAATCAAAGTGTGTGAAGTGGAGGACCATAAGATTGCGAAGGAGTGTACCCTCGAATTGATGAAGACGTAAGGTTAGAACGTAGTCCCAAATGGTGAAAGTTGTCAGTCATAACCAGTACAGAAGATGCCTTTTTCCTTACAGGTTGGCTCGTCTGAGCCGTACAGCCAGCGTGCGAAGCCCGTCTGGTCGTTGACAACCTCCGTGTTGGGGAGCGAGTAAAACTGGCGGGAGTTGGCCTGCCGGTTATAGACGTCCTCCACATTCATCCACAAGCGTTCGTAGTACTTGACGTCCGCCTGCATGCCCTCCGGGGAGTCATGCTGACATGCAGGGAGCCTGTCTGGGTTGTCCTGGATGTCTGTGAGCAGCACGTTACCGTAGGGGTTGTCGCTGGTGGGGGCCTGGCACTGCCTTCTGGTCATACCCTCGCTTACCGTCAGCTTGTGATCCGGTCTCCTGAAGAACATACCCTTGACATCCATGTTCTTGGCCCCGAGAAACAGCACAAACATGATTATGAGCAACATGTACACGAACCTCATGGTGCGCTTCATGAGTGTGAGTATCGCCGTTGCATACACGCCCATCCTCGTGATTGCATTGAACTTCTCGGCAGGAGTCTGATACGATGCAGGGAAGAATTCAGTCAGTCTCTGGACGTCATATAGCACAGTCACGTCGTCAAACCAGAAAGGGTCAGACCTCCTGTCTACCATTTATCCTAAACCAGGATAAAATTTTCAACCCAGGATCTTTGAGATCTCCTCGTGCTCCTGTCCACCCGTTTCTCCCCCGGCTACGTCCACCATCCCGCCGATCAGCTTTCCGAGATCGCCCAGTGGCCCCTCTCCGCTCATGATCTTCTCCTGTGCCTTCAACACGTCCGCCTCATTCACGTTCACACCCATCTTCTTCATCAGCTCCGGCATCGCCTTGGCAGTGACGCTCAGCATCTCGTCGATAACCTCCTTCTTTTCTTTGCCCTTTGGGTCCGACATCTGCTTGGCGCAAGCCTCGGCCATCCCCTGTATGTCCTTGACCATGGCCTGGTCGAAGGCCCCCAGGGTGCCGGCCATCACATGCATGGACCCGACGTAGGTCCACAGCTTCTGCACCTCGTCTTCCTTCATCTTGTCCAGGAAGCCGAGGTTCAGCCCCAGCGCAGCCTGGTGCTCCTTGAAGTACTCCAGGTCCTGTGCCGCTATCTTGTCGGCATGCGGGGCCATCAGCGCCCGCACCATGCCCAGGGGCGCGTTCTCATCGCTCCGCTTGTGCTTCATGTAAAGCTTCCTCAGCCTCCGGATCTCAGGATGGTCCTCCCCAACCGCAGTACCCAGGAATCGCAGACAGGCCTTGATGGTCTTGTTGAACTCGGATGCCATTGTAATACATGGGTTAGAATTCCTGTGTTTAAATCGAACGCTACCATAGAATGAAGATTGCCATCGAAGGCCCTCCAGGGAGCTACAAACATGTGATTGCAACTGAGCTGACAAAGCGACTATCGGTCACCCCGCCAGCGCGCAACAGGGACAGCTTCAACTGGCTCCTCAAAAACATGAGAATGAATACGAGGAGGTGGGTGTTCACAACCATGCTCTCAGGAATAATTGGAAAGGCGGCTCACACCGATGTGGGCGTGGGGACCCCGGAGACCGCCCTTCGGTGCTATTCCTCCATATCCGCGGTTTCAACCGGGGAGGCCCAACTCCTCACCGAAGTAGCGAAGTGTCTGCACAGGAGCCCTGAAGTCACGGTCTACGTCAAGACGAATGAGGACCAGTGCATGCGCAGGCTGCAGCAACGGGAGGAAAACTGGATCCTGGATCAGGAAGATACATGGAACAAGATAACAACCCTGTGTAAGTCATACGAAACTGTCATGAGTTCAAGGAAGAATGTCATAGAAGTGCCGGCTCTGGACTACAGGAATGATCCAAACCTGGATATGGTAATCGGGAAACTCAGGAGTTTTTTCCCTGAGTTATAAGTAGATGCTTGAAGGCCTTAAAAAAATCTTTGGGGTTGGGCCTAAAAAACCACAAACGTCAGGTTCAGGACACAAAAAGGTCCTTTCATTAGGTGCTGGAGCACTCCTTTTAGGTGCTGAAGCTGCCAACCAGGTAAGGGGCACAGTACGGGACCCCCTCTCAGAGTCAGGTGGTGCGTCCAATGGCCGAGTGGCAAACGCGAGCCGAGTGGAAAACGCGACATTTGTACAGGCTACTGAGTCTGCTTGGGGATCCGGTATTCAGAGTACTCGGGACCCCGGAATTCAAAACCGCGGTAGCCTGGAATTAGCTTTTGGGGAGCAAAAGGAAAAGAGAATCAAAGATCAGCAAGAGCTTCTGTACGAAGTCGAAGAATTAACGGGGAAGGTAGCAACTATGGACACCTTTGACAGCATTTTGAGACAGTTTGCTTTAGTAAGTCATCCCAACAAAAGTGGCAACCCAGATTCATTCAGACAAGGTCAGGCACTCAGAGAGGCATTACAAAAAATTCAAACCAGAAACATTCTGTCAAATCAAAAGCCTCTCAGGATAGCTGGCTCATCTGAGAACACACCACCTCGCATGCTGATCAACGCCTCGACAGAGGAGAAGATGAGAAATACGAGAAATAAGGAGCAGAAAAATCGTCTTAATGCAACGGCGAAGGCCAGAGGGATTGCCAGGGCAAGAAGAAAAGAAACAAGAGAAGCCCTACGAAGAAAGCTGGAAGAAGGCAACGGTTCACGAGCAGCATCAGTCAGACCACCAGCACCAGTCAGACCATCAGCACCAGCACAGAGACCACAGGCACCCGTCGGAACATCAGCACCAGCACAGAGACCACAGGCACCAGCATCAGTCAGACCACAGAGACCACAGGCACCAGCATCAGTCAGACCACAGAGACCACAGGCACCAGCATCAGCATCAGCATCAGTCAGACCACCAGCACCAGCATCAGCATCAGCATCAGCATCAGTCAGACCACCAGCACCAGTATCAGCACCAGCACCAGTCAGACCACCAGCATCAGCACCAACACCGGTCAATCCAAGCGGCCTTACTGTCAAATCAAGAAGGCGCGATGGTTCATTCTTCTTCATGGAAGACCATCTAATCAAGAGATTTTGCGCAAATGGCATGGACAACTTGGAATTCAAAACTGTACCAAAGTTTCCATCACAAACTACGCTGGAAATAAAGGGCATACCTTCCTTGTACAGAGCAGTGGGGCTGTCGGTAATGGATGATAAGGAGACTATGACGCCACCAGCTGGTCGTCCGCTCAAGCTCGCGAGGGCTTGGGTCTCTCCGAATGAAAAGACCGGTGTACCTAATGCAGGGGATGTACTCGATCTGGCATGGGCACTTTCGCGAGAGATAGAAACCATAGATGACAAGAAGGTGAAGGTTGTCGACCTGAGCCCCAGAAGTGCTGTCAGATTTTTGGGATTTCCATGTCCCAAAATGACCTTACCCGAGAAGACCCCTGAGCCTGTGAACAGGAATAAACCAGCTCTGGGTCCTCGGCAAAGAAGTCTGCAAAACATGGGTTATGAGGTATCTCAGCTCACAAATCAAGATGCGGAGAGCTATCTGGTGAAGCTGAAGCAGATATTTGGAAATAATGAGCCTACGATTAAGTTGAACCAAGTGGATAAGGTTCACAGTAAATTTATGGAGTATAGGAGATCTGTACCACGTTATAAGTTTGTGAGTGTCAACGAACTGAACAAGGCACTTAAGAGTCTTGAGCCGAGGCATGTGAATGTAAACCCCATGAATGGGAAGAGAAAGGCTTTGAAGAACAAGATAAGGAATTATCCGTCTACTGGGATTACACTGAATCTCAATCATGAACTCATGGTAGACATTCTGAATCAAATAGAGCCTATGTTGATGACTTATAAGCAGCTCGAAGAAATACGGGACAATCCAGATTTTGATGTACCAACCGCTCAGCGTGAAATATTGAATAGATTTGGTCTAAACAAAAGTACACCGACAAAGCCCTCGGTATTTCCTGTAGCACCCAAGGTTCCCGCGGTTCCATTAAGATTCCCATCGCCATCTCAACTACCAAGAAACCCCCCCCCCATCCTGACGAGATCCAACAGTGCCAGAGATTTAACGGAAGCTGTGTTGAAGGGGGAAATCACAGACCAGGTACGTCGACTATTCGAAGGGTTTTCAAGCAAGAATCATGAAGAGCAGAAGAAAATCATACAAGAATTCAAGAAATGGCTTGAGCACAAAAAGCCAGGTGTGACCTTCGATGAGATTCTCCGCAGGGAGAAACGAGCCGAGCGGCTTCTTAATCAGGAGGTGCAAAGGGCGATTCTGGTGAGCATGTATCACGATGTATTGAGTTTCATAGCTGAAAAAGGAAGCAGCGTAGAGAATCTGAAAATAGTAATCGCCATGCTCATGGAAACTGACAGGGACTATGAACAATTCAAGAAGGATCTAAGTATTATCAGACATGAGGATTTGGCTACGTTTGACTTACCTGGGCCTTCTTCTGGGAATGGGAGGAGTAAGCCAGACAAGATAAAGAGGTGGTTAATGAATGCGGAGGGTGCAACGAATCAGAAGGAACTCGAGAATCTTGTCAAGAAGAAGAATCCGCGTTGGCACATGGGTGAATATGTGGAGAAGAGAGTAGATCAGTACGAGGGCTTAGAGGGAGATGGGGGCAGCCAATAACAATGACCATTCCTGCGGAGCTCGATGGAGACCAGACGCTGGCTGTGCAGCAAGCCAGTGCGGCCAGCACTCGTAAGAAGCTGAACGCGGCTTCCTGGAACGACCACAGCGAGGACCTGCTACGCACGTGGGGAGAGAAGGCTGCTGGTCTGCGCTACATCCACAACAACTCGGCCGGGCGCTGGAAGACCCTGTCTGACCGCCTGACGCTGATGTCCATAGTCGTCACGACCGTGGCGTCGACCGCCTCCCTGGCTGCTGCGGACATTGACGACAGCCGTTATATCATGTATGGGGTCGGGATCCTGGGAATGGGGTCCGCGATGCTCCAGTCCCTGAAGAAGTTCTATTCTGCGGAGGAGAAGCACGCAGATCATGTGTCATCTGCGAAGGGTTTCGGAAGCTTTTATCGCTTCATGACTCTGCAACTGAACATGGACCGCTCAGAACGCATGAGCAACGAGGAGTTGAGCACCTTCGCTCTGAAGGAGTTCGAGCGCCTCCAGCAGGACGCCCCCGGCGTACACCCCCAGGCCGTGACCGACTTCAAGAATGCCTTCAAGGGTGCCAGGAGCGTGCCAGACGTAGCCGAAACGAAATTCGAGATCAACGTGTACAGGGACGCGCCTGAGGAGCCCTAGTGGAAGCGCTTCTTGAGCCTCAGATCACACACAGCGGCGTGATGCAGGGCCATGAGTATAGGGTATCCATGCCCATCCTTGGATTTATACCACCGTTCTGATTCTGGCTGTTTTCTGCCCGCCTCCAGGCGCTTGCGGAGGCACGACTTTGCCCTGCTAAGCCTTCGGCGCATCGCCACGTATTCGGTGTCCGGCAGCCTCAGGCAGGAGAATGCGTCGCTGTAAACCTTGTGGAGACTCTTGCCCTGAATAGCCTCTGGGCACATGTCTACAGCTGTTCTGCTGAATGGCGTGAGGCTTTCGAACCTGTCCGGTCTGTAGACGTACTTAGTCTTATACCCGCCCGGCTGAGATTTGCTGGCTTTCCTGGGCAGTGGCATATTTACAGGGTAGAGAATTAAAAGTGACATGGACTCCCAGGAGTTGAACGACATTGAAAGATTTTGTCCCTTCGGGAGTAACGGTGACTCGACATGCCCGATATGCCTGGAGCCCCAGTGTCAGGGGCGGGTGTGCGTGCGCCTGACATGTGGGCACACCATGCACGAGGACTGCGCGCTGAGGTGGCTGAGCGGGAGAAGAACATGCCCCATGTGCCGGAGAGAACAGACAGCCTCAAGACCTCCCGGAAGGACAGACGGTGGTTTTTTTGTGGTGTGCCCTGCGATTGGGATGCGTGGCAGGATTTCTTTGGAAAGTATACCAGAGATACTTCAATGGTGCAACAGGGCATCGCGTTTCAGGCTACACCGGGCATCTGTCCGGGACGACGGCAGCCTGGAGGTATGGTGAATGAACGCTTCCTCGAGGAAGTCAGGAAGATACCCTTGCTCGGAGAGGCCGTGTGCGAAAAGCCCTTTGACTCCCAGTCGCCGGCTGCCATAGACCACCTGAATCGCGTGCTGTCCGTTAACAACAGGAACCTCTCGATGGGGTACGCCCTGCTCATTCATGATCCAATACAGGGGGAGCAGTTGATACACAACATGAGTCACTCACGTTTCGTGAGGCACTGGGAGAGGTTGCTGCTGTCAGTGGCCGCGAGCAGTCATGCCCTGGACTGGGCAAACCAAAGGATCCTGTGTGGGGACCTGGTTTCCGTCATTGCAAACCAAAGCCGTGTCGTCAGAGAATCTTAGCTCCCGTGATTTCCTCGACCATCCTGGCCACTTCAATGGCCTCGTCGAGTCTGCATTTGGTAGCTTCTACACGCGCAAGATAGCCGTAAGTCAAACTAAGTCCCTTTGCGGTTCCCTGGTTACATTATATCTGTTTGTTTGCGCGCGCCACGGGCCTTGAGCAAAGCAGCCGCGATTTTCTTCTTTCCCTGGAGGTCGGGATCCTTTGCCATGTCTCTGACTGACTAACGTGGCAAATCAAACCCGGACACCGACTTGACTGGGACTGATGGGTTGCGCCGTGTCCGGCACGGCCTGTTCCGGTACGATGCGTAGAATGTCTTTTTCCAGAGGTTATTGTATTCAGGATAGGAGAAAGAGGGCTTCCGGAGGATGCTATTCGCCTGGAGCGCAGACATGATGATGATCTGCACTGGACCAATGAAGGGGCTCTTGCGCACGCCTTCCTTGAAACCTGTATAGTAATTGGACGGAGAACTCATGTTTCTTCTGTACTCCGACAGGCTAAACCCGTTGTTTGTACCCTTTCTTCCGAATATAATTCATATTTATAAGTACATAAAATTCTTTTATTTGGATATGGCATCCATGATTCAGTCAGTGACCCCTCCATACATGAACAAGTGTCAAAAGTGCAAGAAGAATGGTCTGATTGTAGCCACCTCAGATTCAAAAAACATGTGTCATTTATGTCTCGCGAAGCACTGCGAAACAATGGAAAATGTTATGGCCACGATTGCCTCGAAGATTTGCACGGTATGTCCCATGGCGAAGCGGTACCTGAGGAAGCCCCCTGTTCCCCTCAAGCGCATCCCCCTGGTGAATCATCCTGTAAAAATTGGAATTTCAAATGGATACCCTCGCGGAATGATCAAGTGCTGAGACCGGTGTGAAGGGCATGCGCCTTGTCCGGGTCGTAGTCGTAACCTGGGTCAATCTCGTGCTCAAAAATCTCATGAAGGTCCTTACGAAGCTGGGCTGCATCGATGTGAGGTTCTGATGATTCCTGGCACGTGCAGTACAGATTTATCAGCAAAGGGGAAAGGCCATGGAAATTCCTCCTCATTTGCTCCATGATCAGATCTACGGGAACACAGTTTGCATCCCCTATCTCGAAGGCTCCCTGCAGGAAGTAGATGATATCGTGCGACTGAAGCACAGGAAGTCCCTGGAACTGATCCAGGGCGAGCTCTCTGATCTGCTCATCAGAGAGCTCGGAAAGATGATGCCTCATTGTGTGGTTCGTCAGTGTCAGCGATTGACTCTCCGTGTACTCACAGAGTTTCGCATGGTTTGAGATGCATTGCCGCTGAGATTCCGTCAGGGACATCTCTGAGGTTATGAGGAAGAATCCGGCCAGCCAAGAGGCGAACTCGGTGTTGCGCATGTACTTATATAATTTGTCTATGTTTAGATATGTGGTGGATCTTCGTTGTGTTGATACTTGTAATCTTTGTGGTCTCAGGCACCACCCCACCAGTAGACCCACCGGAGGAGACCCCATCAGGGGATCCACTGGACGACCCGCCGGACGACCCATCAGGAGACCCACCGGACGACCCATCAGGAGACCCACCGGACGACCCATCAGGAGACCCACCGGACGACCCGCCTACAGAAGGACAAACATGCAGTCCATCCCCAGGGGAGGACCATTACGACGAAGATGCTACAAGCTACGTCTATGTCAGGCATCCGGCAGATGGGGATCTGAGATGCGTGATAGAGACGTGCGCGGACTTCCCCGAAAGCGAGGAGGGGTATTACGGAAAGGTGGTCCAGGACTGGAACGGATACAGATGCGAAATGATGCCTTGGTGCGTATTCGACACATACATTCCACAATACCTCTGGGCTGGTGTCACTTTAGTCATACCGATTAGAGCCAATGTACAGTACCCGCTCACCAGTTATCACCTTGACATTACGTATGATACGTCTGTGTTTCAGTACGCCAGTTTCGAGGAGTCGGTGCTCCACAACGCCGGGGTAATCAATCCAGCTCAGCCTGGCAGTGTCATGGTTGTGGTGACAGGTGCCAGGGATTCCACTACCTATGAGGAAATCACTGGGACCGATATCCTTCTCGGAACTCTCTCCCTGCTGATCGTGGGAGAGGCGGGTACACATACCAATGTGCTTTCCGGGCAGGTTATTCAGTTTGTGAACGCAGGAACCAATGCATGGGTGAATGCTCAGCCCATCTGGTTGCACGATGGGACGGGAGCGTACAAAAACTCCCTGGATCTGGAGTTGATGTGATATGCGCGGAGTGGGGTTCGAACCCACGCGTGCATGAGCACAGTGGAGCTTAAGTCCACCCCCTTGGACCACTCGGGCATCCGCGCAGACGCGATCGGTGGGACTCGAACCCACAGCCTTTTGGTTAGAAGCCAAACACGCTATCCAATTGCGCCACGACCGCAAAACGACCGGCGGGTCTCGAACCCGCAACCTTCCACTGGAATCCATGTTAGGAAGTGGACGCGCTTCCATTGCGCCACGGTCGCACAGCCCCTGTGACAACACAGGGGCGACTGTTCCTCAGTCAAATGTCTCGCTGAGAAGTGTTGACGAATTTTTGCGATTTGCCATGTACATAACCACTGCACAAATGATTCCAGTCAAGACAGCCTGTTTCATGTTCTCCTTCTCATTCGGTACACACACTGAGTTGGGATCTCTGAACCAGCGATTCATGACATACTGCAGCATAAGGTACAGGACACCCCCAAAAATGCCAGCGTAGACTGGTGATTTGAGTGACTCGCAGGAGAACATTATTCTACTTGTAACATTTTTTTTTCTATCCTTCAAACCTTTGCTCGAACAGTTTGTTGTAAGGGACCAGGGTCTGCGTGCATTTCCCTGTGACGGCGTTGCAAGTCGGGTTCGGGTTAAGCTGGAGTGGAATGTGTTCTTTCTTTACTTTACCGTTCTTGTTCATAAGTTTCTCTTCTTTGCATGGGTTGATGGCTTGTACGATCGTCTTGGTAAACGTAATCCATTTGTAATGATCCTTCATCTTGTTGCCGCCAAGCATGCCCTTGCACTTGCTAAGATCATACAGGTCCATGAAGCGATGAGGCAGCTTGATTTTTCCTGAAAGGAATTTGAAAACTTCCATGGCCTTTTTCCAGTCACCCTTTGTGATGGCAGTCTTCAGTTGATTGCTCTTGTGGTCTGTCTTGGAGTTGAATGTCTTGGGGTTGACCTTGAGCATGGCTTTGTACCTGATGTACTCCTTGAGTGGGATCTCAGTCTCCTTGACTTCCTTCAGGTGAATGTAGGAGTCCTTCCCATCCTTCACGATGATGAAGTTATATGCCATGGGGTGATTTTTGGGAAAATCCGCCGTTTGCATTTGATTCATCAGAAACATGTACCTGATGTAAGGGTTTGTATTCCTCATCGTCATGGACATGACTCTCTCCTGAAGAACCAGTATATTCCCCCTGAACATCCGTTTAGAATGTGCCACAGCATGTTCCTTCGACTCTTGATCAACAACTTTGATTATTCCTGTACTCATGTACTCATTCCTGAGAAAATTTCTTTTCCATGAGTTTTGCAATTTTGTTCAGGCTTTTGTTGGTCGACTCGAGGCTGCTGCGGATGCCAGCCATCACCTCTACTAGATTTTCCCCGGTGTCCTCACTGGTGAGGAGCGCGGAAAGAACGTCGAACAGGCTGTCCTCCTCCATGTCGTCCTCGTCCTCGTCCTCGGCTTCTTCGTCCTCGGCTTCTTCGTCCTCGTCCTCGAAGTCATCCTCATCCTCTTCCTCATCGAGGGTGTCCTCCGGTACCAGCGTTTCCTCCTCGTCTTCAAGGTCATGGACAGTGACATGCTTCTTGGACGTTTTGCGCGAGGATGACATTATAAAGTTAGTGATCAGAATGTTTTATTCTTCTGAACGTATGCGTCTGTGCCCCATACACCGCTCTAGACTGCGCCTGAGTGTGGACATCGATGAAGTGATCTGTCCCATGATTCGACCTTTGGCCAGGAAACATGGGAAGCCTGTAGCATCTCCTGCGAGATACAGGTTCTCAGAAATCCTGGGTGTTAGCGAGAAGGACAGTGCTCAGATGGTGATGGACTGGTATCACAGCGACGAGTTCATGGATGTGGAGCCCTTCCCAGGCGTGGTAGAGTCTCTGCAGGCCGCTGCAGACTCAGGGAACAAGGTGTTCCTGGTGAGCTCCAGGCAGTGGTACGGGAGGGAGAGGACGGAGGAGTGGCTCAGGAAGTATGAGCTGGAGCCTCTGATCTCCGAGCTTGTCCTGTGCAACTCGTTCAGTTTGCACGGTCAGGAGATTCCAAAGGTGGCAGCGATCCAGTCCATTGGGGCGGATGCCTGCATCGACGACAGCCCCTCCGTAATCGCCGACTGCCTGCAGGCTGGAATACCCGCCATGATGTGCCTGCAGGAGGGGCTGAACTCATGGTCCACTGGGAACGACTTCCCCGTTTGCCGGGACCTGGAAGAAGGCATCTCCAATCTCATCAAACCAGCCCCGTGGTTGTGGACCATTCCTGGCATGACGCCGAGATGATTTTTTTCCAGGTATGATATATGATTCAGGTGTTGCTTCAGCCGAAATTCCCGGGCCTCGACCCGGTGCAGGAGATCAAGCGGATGCTGATCGAGGGCGAGTTCGACCCAAACAGAAACAAGAAAAACGTGACCCTCAACATCAAGTGGGCCCCCACGTCCGGGGGGCGCCTTCTTAGACTTGCGAAAGGGCTGGGGGGCTACGCTTTCAGCTACACCAGAGAGTATCAGGTGAAGCTCGCGGCCCAGAGGATGAGGATGAAGCCCTTCAAGCTGGAGATCAAGCGCCAGCGAGAGAACATGCCTTTGCTCGGGGGGGAGGATTTCTACGCCCTCTTGACCATTCCCAGTATGAAACAGATCACGACGGAGTATCTCAAGAAGAAGGTCAAGAACTTGGTGACGAACCTGCTGGAGGAGATGGAGTCCTTCAGTCCCGACGAATACAACATGTATCTCAAGATTGGAAACAGAATGATTGTTGTAAGCGGGGGTTATGCATTTCCTATGGAAGACCTATTCAGGCAGAAGGGCTTCTTTGAGAAGATGTTCTCCGGTGGAGAAGCAAACATGAGGGTGCGTGACATGAAGGAGTTTGTTCCATACATTGCAGAGCGCGAGGAGAAGAGCCAAACGAGGAAGGTGATAGAAAGGCTAATAAATGGGAGGTCTAGCAATAACGACAAGGACAAGGGCAAGACCAAGGCCAAGGTCAAGGATTCCAGCTGGGAGAAGTATAACCGTCTTCTTAAGAGCCAGAGTTCCACCAAGTACAATGCGAGTAATAATCGCAACCGGAACAAGTACTCTCCGAGGGCTGAAAATGTCATCGCCTTCGGCAGCGACGGGACGCTGGTAACCAGAGCGAGCAAGATTGCGGCCCTGAAGCAGCCGCCCAAGTCTGGATGGTCCCTATTCGGAAAGCCCAAGAACCGGACGGCGAACATAGGCAAGATGCAAAAGGAGATGGAGGCCCTCGGGAGGAGCATGGGTGGGACCATTGTTCCCACTCTGAACCGCCCTGTGCCCAAAAAGACTGGCGCCAAAAACAACTTCGGCTTGAACATGGCTAAGAGTCAGATTCAGAGGACCGGTGCTATGACCACAAACAACCTGAACACAACCCGGAAGCCGGAGACAGTGAATCAGCTGAGGGCATCCATGAAAGGGATAGAGACCCCTGACGAGCGGAGGGCGCGCCTGCAAAAGGAGAACCAGGAAAGGAGGCGTCTGGAGGTCCAGAAGGAGATGCAGGAGCTGTATATAGAGCCGAGAACTGTGTTGGTAAACAGGAAGTCAAAGAACACCCTGTCACCTTTTGGGACAAGGCGGGTTCAGAATAACCTGAATCGCATGAAGGAGAAATACTATACCAACTTTGCCCCGGGGTTTTCGGGGACACCTGGGGGTAGAAGGATGGTAGAGTCGGCTTCTGCCCGGAACAGGATGGAGACATTCAAAAATCTGCAGACACAGCATAGAGCGGGCAAAGTGGCTGTGAACGCTGCAGCCGAGGCAAAAAATAAGATCTATTGGGACCCCCTGAAGCAGAACAAATCGCGGTTATCCAGACTGCAGAAGCTGAATGAGAATGTGTCAAAAAGGATGTTGATGACGAACGCGCCATCTAGGGTGATTGTAAGACCTCCAAACCTTCTTACTCCAGCAAACCCGGTCAAGATCCCTCCTCCTAATCCGGCCAAGATCCCTCCTCCCAGTGGAAACGCAAATCATCAGAGAAGGAAAGCAGAAATCATGTCTCTGTACCCTCCGCAATATCCGGCCAACTGGGTCAAGTTTTAGTCCTCATCCTCCGCGTCGCTGAAGAGGACGGTTTCCTTCTTCTTTTTGGGGGGCTCCTCCTCTTGCCCAACGACCCTGGTCTCCTCGGGGTCATCGTCATCCTCGGGCTCCTCCGGCTCAGGGGACTCGCCCCTCTGGTCCGGCTCCTCTGGCACGCTGAAGGGGTCGCCGCTCAGCGGCCCGGATTCCTCGGGTTCTTCTGGGGGGTCGGGGGGGTCAGGGGAGTCGGGCTCGTCATCGGAGTCTTCGGGCTCGTCTGGTTTAGGCGGTGCGGTGACGGGCTTGTAGGTGTCCCCCGCCTTGGGCACCGATCCCTGGAAGTAGTCGCTGAAGTTGGTCAGGATCTGGTCGTGCGGGAAGAGCTGCCCCACAGTCTTGTCCACCGCCTTCTTGATAATGTTGTAGATGCTCACCATGTTATCCTGCAGCTCCCTTGGGGGCACTTCCTGGTCGAAGATCTGGGGGTTCTTGAATATCTCCCTGGCGGCATTCTTGTACACATGGAAGGTGAAGGTGGTGGATGAGGGGACGACGAGCTCAAGGGTGAGCTTCTCCGCGCCTTCATACGAGGTGAGCACCTTTGCGTTCGTCACAAACACCATCTGGAGCAGCTTCTCATAGAAGGGGCATTCAGCGAGGATTCCCTGGGTCACCGCTGTAATCTTATCCATGTTCCAATTCCTGACTTCCTTCATCAACAACTGGAATGCAGCCAGACGGGCCCCGGACTCCCCCGTCTTGTCGTACATTTCCATGAAACCGTCATAGATGCAGTCGGATATGCGCTCTCCCAGGAGGTTCTGATACTGATCGCGGATGTCCACCAGCACACGGATATCCATGTATCTGCGAGTGAATTAATTATTTGTATTTGTCCGCGAGCTCCTCGAGGAAGGACAGGTCCTGGCCTTCAGACAAATCCTGTGTTTCCTGTGTTTCCTGTGTTTCCTGTGTTTCCTGTGTTTTGATGTCTCTCACCTTTTCCCATGATATGTACAGCGTGTTGTCCACGAGCCTGTACGCGTCGAAGCCGTCCTTGCGGAGCTTCTTGACAATGTAAGCGCAGGCCTTCTGCCATGAATACAGGGGCCATCCCATGATATACATGGGAACGTTGTAAAGGCAGAAATACTTGTTTGAACCTGTGTAACTCAGGATTCTCTCTTGCACCTTTTCCAGGATTTTCTTGTAATACTCTTTCTTCTTGTCCACCTTGGACATGTGTAAGAGCTCGAGCTGGCGCATGAACCCGCCCATATAATGTCCTAGTTCTATTTTTTTGTAAATGTAACACATATGGCTGGCTACACTCCCGCTCACTTCGAGAAGGACAACTTCAACATACACTATCACGAGTGTCATGACAGGGTGCCAGACTCCTGGCAACCCAGGAATATTGAGGGCCCCGTGAATGGCCCTAGGTGCGACAAACCCATGAATAGATACATGCATGCAGTCTCCTTCCCCGTAGGTACGGGTTGCACCCAGGGGGCAGAGACGCCTTTCATGGGTCTCCTCTTTGTATTTATTTTCCTCATTCTGGTGTATAGCCAATGTCGCAAGAGTTGACATACATCCCGTTTGAGTTCACGCCAGACCTGATACAGACCCCCATGACTCTCGACGACCTGGTGTATCAGGAGCCCTACCCGGTGAACCCAGAGGTGCAAAACTCCTGCGGCTACATGTCTGCCGCCGCATCCTCCGTCCATCAGTGCGAGTCCCGGTTGGTGTCCGCCTTCTTCTCCCCCGAGAACGTCGAGACGGTGCAGCAGTCCATCCGGCACCGCTTCTACACCGTCTCTGGGTACAGCATTGACAGACAGAAGCCAGAGGACCTCATATCCATCATGCGGAGCGTCTTCATCACCAACAGCCGGAACCTGCCCGATAACATTGCTGAGCAGGTTTCCTCCATGAATCAGAAGGTGGTGGACATATGTCTTCCCATGATTGCCAGGGGGGTGGAACAGTTTATGGGATACATCAAGGACGCGTCCAGCCTTCCTGAGCCAATTCCCCGTGGGACGGCGACAAGCGTGAAGGGCCTGCTTCCGTCAGAGATCCGTTACGGATTTTGAAAAGCACTTTTAAAATCCTGACCGCAGCCATGCGGGGCAAGGAGACAGATGGCGGAGGAGGACTCTGGTAGTGAGGGCTACTCAGACGTGGAAGTCGACGTGGACGTCGACGTCCATGCGGACACGGGAGTTAACGCCGACGCCGACGCCGACGCCGACGCCGACGCCGACGCCGACGACGATTTGGGGAGTGGGGAGGCCGCAAGCGTGCCGGTGACGCGCGAGCCGATCAAGTACTGGACCCGGCAGAAGCGGAAGGTGCAGCGGAGTTGGAAGCCCGACAAGTGGCCCGAGACGCCGTGCTGCAGCGTGTGCTGGAACTGCGCGTACGAGATACCGGACTCGCACCTCCCCCTGATCATGCCGATGCACTACGACGCGCAGACCAACACCTTTCACTGCAAGGGGTTGTTCTGCACTTGGTCCTGCATGGCCAGGTATAAGCGCGAGACATGCCCGGCCGAGAGCCACACGTCGGAGTTTATGCGCATGCTGTACACGGTCCTGCACGGGGAGCCGCCTCCGGGTGGCACCATCCTGCCGTCCCCGCAGCGCCACCGGCTCGCCATTTACGGCGGGGACCTGACCATAGAGGAGTTCAGGGAGGGACTCCTGAGTTCCCCACCGGGGGACCCGAGCACAGCCTTCGAGGAGCGTCACGAGAGCAAGGTGCAGAAGGAGGTGGACGCCATCCTGTTGAACATGGAGAGGAGGAGGGCGAAGCTTCCAGACAGGAGCCTTGTGGAGGCGGCTGTCAGGGAGCGTCTCAGGCCACTGAGGGTGACGCACACGGTGGACGCCTCCAGGCCACGAGGGAAGGGGGGCATGATGCTCTACGAGGCTGATGAGCCCAAGGTGGAGGCGCTGTCGAGGGTCCAGAAGAGCCAGAAGCCCGAGAACGAGGAGAGGATGCGCGTCAAGCGCCTCAAGCTGGAGCGGTCAAAGCCGTTCAAGCCCGAGGCACAGAAGACACTTAGCTCGTTCTTTACTTGAGCTTGTCAATGAGCACAACCAGGCATGCCCCGCTGACGAGGTACAGCAGCAGCTTTTGCACTGCCGGGTCCTGGAGGCCCCCGGGAGGTGGCACTACTACGGGGCGCTCAACATGTCTCTCAGGGGCCGGCGGTGGGAGCTGATAAGCGCGGTTTTGGGACTTCTTGCTCCCAGGCTGCACCTGGGGCTCTGGGTTGAAATCATCCCCCCACGCCTGTTTCAGGCTGCAGCCAAACATGATGACATAGCGTTGGAAAAAAAATTAGCGTTTCAGGCACGCGAAAGCGGGCTCAGGGAAGGGGGCCGTCTCCCTGTGCGCCTTGATCACCTTCTGCGCCTCGTTCTGGATGACCGACCTGTACTCATGATCGTCGTTAATCATGAGTTTCTGCTTGATGGCACGGTTCAGCTCGCCACTGGCAAGGTAGGTCCCTAGGCCCTGAGAGCGTCCGTCAGACATTCCTGGAATCGAAGACATGTATGTATGATTTAGAGGGTAGAAAAAAAAATGAGATATGACCGATTATCAAAAGTGGGAAGCATTTTCCAGCCAGTACGACTCCGATGGCGACGAGAAGAACCTGAACCTGCAGGTGCCTCTAGAACATGTGTCAGACTCTCATCTGGTGTCCGGGAAGGTGGACCCCAAGGACATCACCATGTCGTGCGGCAAGCCCATGACACGGGAAGAGTTCGAGAGGTACTGTTCGACGCGCGGTATTCAGCCGAAGATCATGAAGCAGAATTAAGAGTTTCAGGCCATTACAATACATGGGATACTGGAAAACATTCGATGACATCAGGCCCGGGGCGGTAGAGAAACTGAGTGTGCTGGAGGCAGATCCTGTGTTACCCATCGCCCTGGAGGTGAGCATATACAACTATTCCATACGCAGGGGGAAGGAACGCAGGACTCCCCTGAGTTGGGAGAATCCTGAGTTTCGGAAGATCTATTTCCAAAAGCTTAGATCCATGATTTTCAATCTTTCCAATCCCAGGAATCCTCAGCTCTTGCAGGGGCTCCTGAATGGCGACTACACCACCAAGGAACTCGTGGAGATGTCACCGTTCCAGATGTTCCCGGCCCTCTGGGCAGACGCCTTGAAAGCCTGTGAGCAGAAGCACGCCGAGGACCAGGCTCCCAGGCTCTCCGGCATGTTCGCGTGCGGGAGGTGCAAAGGCAACAACACGAGCTATCACCAGGTCCAGACGCGTTCTGCAGACGAGCCCATGACTACATTTGTGTGCTGCCTGGACTGCGGGAAGCGATGGAAGTTTTAAAAGTGAGGACCGTAGTTAAAAGGATCTCATTTTCAATGGGGGGGCCCACGGCGGAGGAGATTGACGCCATATGGGCGGAGCTGGACCTTCACGACCCCCCTAGGCCTGCTGGCCCTCCCGAGTCGGCGGCCCTGAACGTGCCCTCAGTCATGCACGACAAGGTGCTCGAGGTGTCCGGGGCTTCCGTCGTCGGCAATTGCGCGGGGTGCCAGCTTGTGGGGACGTTGAAGGTGGAGATGGACTGCGGCGTGGTCTGCTCCGAGTGCGGGCTGGTGGTGCCCGACAGCATCCCACAGGTGCTCCCTGGCGGAGGCACCACGCGCAAGGACGAGTACGACACAAACCAGAACACCGCGTCGCACTCCACGGTGCTCCACCTCTCCGGGCCGCTCCACTACGCCTATTCAGGCGGGTGCAGCATCCAACGCGGGAGGGCCTCGCATAGCTACCTAGGGCCAGGGGTCATGATGCGCGGGGGACACGCCTACCGCACGCCCATACAGAGGTCCGTGCAGGCGGACAGGTGCATCCTCGAAATCATCTACGACCGATACCGCAGATCCTTCCTGCGCATCCATGAGAGCAGCTTCGCCGACGGGGCGATGGACAGCGTCTTCTTCTCAGCGTTCACGATGGCCATCGAGCTCAAGGAGCACCAGTATGAGGAGAAGGATAAGTGCGACCAGAAGAAGAAGGCTCCCACGAACCGCGGCAGCAAGCGCTGGGGCGTCCTGAGCTACTGTGTCTACAGGGCGGTGGTGGACAACACGTTCCAGTTCATCACCGAGGAAAGCTTCCTCAGGGACATCAGCATCTCCGCCTGGAGGGACGGCCACGGACAGGACTCCGAGTGCGAGCGCTCCATCAAGGGCGGTTTCGCCGACGCTCGCGCCAGGCTGAACTCAGGCAGGGCGGGATGTCCGATCATGGAGGTGGTGCGCTTGTGCTGCACGGAGCTCTGCAAGGAGATAAAGTTCAAGCGCAAGATCATGGGGAAGCACCCGGGATTCTGGCGCGCGTCACTCACGGAGAGGTGCGCCGAAATCGCGAAAAAGATCGATCCGGTGACCATCTCCGAGCACAAGCCGCACGCCCTTGGAGCCGCGGTCATCTACATGGCCGGGCAGGAACTGGGCATGGACTGCATCTCGCATCCTCTGGCTCCCGTGGTCACCCTGGAGAAGTGCTCCGCTTACATCAAGGTCTCGCCGGAGCTGGTCACCTCTCACATCCAGAAGATATTCATGAAAAGGCCGGCGTCCAAGACCCATGAAATGGTGTTCGCGGTAGAGCATCCTTACAAGAAGCTCAAGCGCGCAGACCCAGTACTCACACTGGAAGTAGTGAGCGACTACCTCAAGACATTGTAAGTTTGTACAGTAAACGCATCACTGCCCTCACGGCCTCCTTCTGGGGCCCCGGCTCGTCCCAGAGAGCATAGGCCAACTCGATGAAACTCCCCGTGTTGGTCGTGTCAGAGAACACCCTACGGATGCACATGGTCAGGGAACGATCCGTGTGGTCAATGCTGTCTTGCTTGTCATTCACCCTGCTCAGACCGGCTATCATCCTCGTCACCGGGTGCTCCATGTCCTCCATTTTCCTGAGAGTCTCTTGATGGATCATTATTGTTGAGCCCTTCAAAAGTTTCCTTCAGTTTCAACGCGTCCTCCCTGGTCACTATGGGAAGGTCGCTGTTCCCTGAAAACAAACCAGAGAGATGCTTGTTTGCGTTGTTTATCAGCCTCTCGCACTGATGGAGAACCCTCACACCGTACACGGTCACTACCACACCCAGGATATCCCTAAACTTGAATTGCATTACAATTTAAGTATCACAAGTTTTAAATCGTTCGATGGCCTTGTCTATCGCCCTCTTCAGCGCTTCCTGCTGAGGAGTCTCAGGTTCCCAGCTGTCCCATTTCTCGACACAGGTGTTCACCTCCTCTGCGAGCTCGCTCCCGGTTGCCACTGAGAAATCCTCACAGTCATCGGACTCCGAATCTGACCCCGAATCGGACTCCGAGTCGGACTCCGAATCGTCCCGGTTCATGTACTGTTCTATGCGCTCGTTGAGGTCCGGGGCATCCAGGAAGTGAAAGGCCTGGTGCTTGAGCCCCCGCACCATGTCCTCAGAGCTGAGGTTATCCCTGCCCGCGTCGGAAGCGTACTGCGCAGCCACGAGCACGCTCTTCTCCAGAAGGACATGAAGCGTAGCTTCAATCCAGGGGGGAATGCCGGCACTGGGGGGCTCCGAAACGGGGAGAAATCCCGTTCGCATAGGAAACATTCCTGGTAGTATAATACCCTGGAAAAGTCTGGGTTCAGCGAGACGAACAGGGCCAACAGGGCCAAGCGGCCTTCGCGGAGTCTCTTCTCCTGTTCTATGAGAGCGTCAATGTCCCTTAGATGCCGAGAGATCTCGTCGTCCATGGTTCCCAGGCTCACTTCCTCCTAATTGCAAACACAAATCCGGCGGCAAACAGGGCAGACGCAAGGGCCATCAGCATAGCGCTCATCTCGAAACTGGTGTCAACCTCCACGTGCTCGGGTCCAGACGACTTCACCATGCCCCAAATAGTCACCGCTCCCAGGAGGGCTATAACCATCAGCCCCGTAAAGGCGCTCCTGCGGCTGTTCCCATGAAACATGTCGTAGAGGGTCCCTGACTTAATCTTCTTCACGGCAAAATACACACACATCAACAAGAAGGCCACAGACACCATGTAGAACCTGGCCTTGGGACTGAATACAGTACTCAGGTTTTTGTCCTCGGGGAAAGCCAGGAATGCCATGGACACGCATGTGAGAAACACCGTCATGATGAAGTCTGTCTGGTCGGACGTCTCCTTGTAGGCGAAGGAGAAGCGAGTCTGATTTGCATACAGGAAGAAGGTGACCGTGGCGATGAACACCTTTGTAATCTTCTTCTCAGCTGCTGTGTCCATCCCAGCTTTGATGCTCATGCCAAAGAGCGGGAGCGTCACCATGACATCCACCAGCACCGTGATGATGAACTTCAGGAAGGAGATGCCCCCCACCTCCCCGAGCATGAGGCTGATGGGGTCGGTGAGCTGCTGTACGCCCGCGTTGACGCAGGACTTGTAGGTGCTCCCGGTTGCTATGGAGCAGAAGCCCCTGGCCGTGCCGAAGGCTATGTCCAGCATGAAACCCAGGAGAGCCCCGATGATCATGTCCAGGAACAGCACGACGGAATCGTCCGGTACACCAGCCTTTTTACACAGAGCCTCGAAATATGCCAGGATCATGGCCACAATCAGGGAGGTCATCAACCCTCTGGCAACTTCCCCCTGGACAGGATGGAATGGATTCAGAGCCTTCATGCCTCTGGAAACAGCAGAGTCCATTTAGAGATGCCTTACATTTTATTTACAGGAAACGATGATGATGGAGGAGGAGCGGAAGCCCTTCCATAATCTCTGGGACCACACCGCCAACTCGGCCTGGGAGTTTTCCGATGAGGATGAAACTGAGTCGGCCATAGAGCTGGACACAGACGAGTGGCAGGCGCTGTACAGCGAGGAGATCTGGGACGCCTATGTCACCGTTCTGGATCACGTGGGGGAGCCGGTTCCGCTTGCGGACTGGGCGTCCTTTGTCGTGGACGGCTGCCCTGGGGTGTTGGAATCTGGCCCCGACCCTGGCCCACTGGCCCGCTCCATAGCCAGGGCACCGGGGACCTGGAAGGCCAACCCAGACCTCTGGCGGATCTCAGACCCAGTGGAATTGGCGACTTTCTTGGGGACCCAGGGGATCTCCGACTCCTCGTCGAGCATATGATGACTCGTGCACTGAAAATAGCTGGACAATTAAACGCACGCAGAGGGCACGCAACATGGAAACGGGGCTCGCATTCTTAATCATGGAAGTGAAAGGACTGAAGCAGGATATAGAATCATGGGATCAGAGTCTCATGGAACCATCTTTCATAGGATTGTACTTGAACGACATGTGCAATCTTGCGAAGGATGTTCGAACAGTTCGGGATGCGTTATCGGAACTGAGAGGGTCTGTTAAAGCGGGAGTCAGGCCTTCCAACGACGTGCCACTGCACATCTTCCAGCAGGCACTCGTGCTGAGCACCATCCTTGCCGACGCCCAAGTGAAAGCCGCGGTGGGGAAGGATCAAGTGAGCACATGATTTGATTTACGGCTTCTTCGAGGTAGAGCTCTGCGTCAGGAGCTGGTTCAGGACGTGGAACACAAGGGCGTGAACCATCACGGCGGACATCATCTTCTTGATCTCCGGAGAGGTGCCGAAGGTCACCGCGCCCTTGGCGTCCGGCACCATCAGGAGGAAGCCAGGGATCAGAAGGACGAATAGGATGGTCTGGATCAGACTCTTCACGGAAAACATATCAGCGGGAAGCATGTTACATGTATCCTTGAAAATTTAATTATGAGTCACCAAATTCGATGCTTAAAGAAACAAGACCGAGGCGTTGTTTGCACCAATTTCCTGGTTGAGCTTCCTGAGCTCGGTGATGAATCTTTCCTTTTGTAGGTTAGTCAGGTTTCCACTACCGGTCACCACCGCCTTGTTTTTACCATGGAATGATGTCTCGAATTTGGGTGATTTCCTTAAGTCATCCATAAGCGCGTTTCCCTTTTTAGGCCCTTTAACACCATGGTAAACCGTGCCCTCCCTTTCTCCAAACCTGTACGTGCTCATTCCTCTTATTGGTAGTTTTAACGTAACTGTTTTACCCTGGGGAGTCGTCTTAGTGCGGCCTTTAATAACACTAAACACCGGGTTAACATTATTACTCAATAATGCTTCAATGGATGCAGCGCCTTCCACAGGGGGCAGTGAGCGCCGCCTGTTAGACTGTTGAGACGGTGAGGGTGCCTTCTTAGCCGCGGGTACCTTCTTGACCGCGGCTGCCTTCTTGGCCGCGGGTACCTTCTTGGCCGCGGGTACCTTCTTGACCGCGGGTACCTTCTTGACCGCGGCTGCCTTCTTGGCCGCGGGTACCTTCTTGGCCGCGGGTGCCTTCTTGGCCGCGGCTCTCTCCCTGGCTCGCCTGCCTGCCGCAGCAGCGGCTGCTCTCGCTGCGGCTTCTTGCTTACCCCCCATAGCCCGTGCCTGCTTTGCCTCCAAATTCTCTTCAATTCGTCTGATCGTAGCACCAAGACGACTCGACAGCCCAGACCCCTCGTTAGGCATTGCCCCTGGCCTGTATTTCCAACCCTTATTCCAATCCCTGGCAACAGCATGACTCTTTCTCACCATTTTGTAACTAGACCCCAGAAAAAAATGAACGAGGGCGACAGCCTGCCCCTTGACGAGGCCTACCTGGCCTCACCGGAGAGCTACACCGAAGGACATGTGCTGATGGATGACAAGGACCTGCGGATCGTCCACGTGAGGGACCCGTCCGGAGGGGGGTTTAACGTGGAGGTGTTCGTCAAGGACCTGCGCAACCACAGGAGGTTCCCCCTGGTTGTGCAGTGGTATGGGGGCAAGCCTCAGTGCTTCCTGTGGGGCAAGCTGTCCAGCACCGGTGGCCTCACGAACGTGGCGCAGCGCTTCCCCCACTCGGTTGACCTCATGCCGGACGGGAGCTACAGGGCGAGAGTACTGCACTGGTATTACTGACGAGGATCCCGATGGTCGCGCCTGCGGCCACCTGCGCCGCCGTGTGACACCCCTTCTGGATCCTCGCCCAGGCCATGACGGCTATGGCGACCACAGCCACCCAGCTCGGTAGCCCATGTGTCTTGACCCTGCGAAAGAAGAAGTAAGCTGTGGCTGCTACGTGCCCACTGGGGAACCCTGGGGACCCGGCGGGGTACGGCTTGGAACTCAGGATGTCGCACTTGGCCCCTGCCACCGGCCTGTGCTGCTCAGGTAGGACCGCCTTGAGGGCCTTGGTGATTGCCTCGACGGCGACCAGGCCCACCAGTCCCTCCAGGTCCTTCTCCAGGAGGTAGTGGAACACAAAAGCTACGGGGAGCACGGATATCAGGTCGGTCGCCTTGTACTTGTTCATGAGTTAAAGCTTAGATAAAAACATGGATATGAAGGTGCACCTCCTAGGAGTGGCGTACTGTCCCTGCGACCCTGAGAGATTCCCGTATTGCTCCTATAGCACCCTGCTCCGTTCGGTGGCGGGATGTCTGCTGGAATTTGGTGTCGAGTGCGAGGCATACGTAGCCGAGGGAACACCGCCTATTCCTGGGTGCACAATACATGAATGCGTCAGCTTGGAATGCATACATGAATCTTACAATGACTTCGGGACAACCGGACTGATAGACAGGAATGGGTGGAGCCAGGCGTGTGAAAGCTTCTGCTCAAAAGCTCGACGGATCATAGAGACAAACTGCAAAGCCGGCGATGTGGTCATGGTCTTTCATGGAGGGAACCATCGCCCGGCCATCCCCCAGAACAGGAGACTGGTAGTAGCTGAGTTTCCAGGGCACACCGGGCACTGGGCCCCATTCTGCGCCTTCCCCTCCAGGGCGTTCTGGCACTTCGAGCTGGGTGCTGGGAGGAGGAAGTACCTGCATTACGACACGGTCATCCCTCACCCGGTGCCCGATCCCGGGGCGTCCCAGCCTCAGTCCCACGAGTACCTGCTGTTTGTGGGGCGCATGGTTCCTGAGAAGGGGCACTCCGTTGCAGAGGACGTGGCAAAGAAGTGCGGGCTGAGGCTGGTGAGCATCGGGCAGGGCCCGGACGGGCGACTGGCGGGCCGCCAGGAGAGGGACAGGCTGATGGCTGGCGCCCTGGCCCTGCTTGTGCCGTCTCTTACCTGCGAGCCCTTCGGGCTGGTGGCCGCAGAAGCCAACGCTGTGGGCTGTCCTGTCGTCTGTTTCGAGTGGGGAGGCCCCTCCGAGTTCATCTCAGGGCACGTGTGTTCCACGGTTGGGGATATGGTCACAGCTGTGAGGACAATCATGGAGGACCCAGAGGTCAGGAGCAGGGCCAGGAGGAGGTACCTGGAGACCTGCTCCCCCACGGTGGTAGGAGGCCTCATGATCCGTTGGCTTTCCCGCATACGGGACCTGGACCTGGGTCGCTCCGACTTCTATTCTGTTCCTGAGTCTCATACAAGACCCGAGGCCATATGCATCAACCTGGAGAGGCGCCCCGACCGCCGGCAATACATGGAAGACATGGGGAGATTCCATGGGTTGAAACTCATGTTTGTGGAGGCGGTGGATCACACATTGATTCCTGAGTGCCCATGGGAAGATTCCCATGTTTTGGGGAATGCCAGGGCCAAGTACGCATGCGCCCTGTCGCACATGAAAGCATGGAATAAGGCTCTGGAGTCGGACTCCCAAGAGTATCTTATCATGGAAGATGACGTGTTCCTGGCCAGATGCGTGTGGCAGCGGCTGTCCTCACGGCCCCCAGGTGACCTGGTGATGCTGAACGCCTGCCGCGCCGACGAGACGGAGCTCGTTGACGGATGGAACAGGGCCCATCAATGCGTGATGGCCGGGGCCTACCTCGTCTCCCGCTTCGCTCTGCAGAAGCTCCTGGACAGGTTCGAAGATCGACCCGATGTGGCCGACATGATGTTATGCCACATCCAGGAGAGCCTCGTGTCATGGGTGCACAGGCCATACCTGGCCATGCAGAAGATGGGGGGGTCCGACGTGCAGAACGGAACGCACCAGGACAGAGTGAATGCGTGGGCCAGGGAGAGGGTAAGGGAAACCCCCGACTTTTACTTCTGAAACCTGGTGTACACCATCAACTCACCCCTTGGATTCGCGATGGAGCAGTTGTTTGGACAGTCCCTAGTCTCGTGGTAGAGGTACCAGTTGTTGGGCTTGCATCGGTTCAGGCCAGCTGAGAGCTCCTGTTTCCCGCAGTGAGCGGCGATGATTGCGTACAGCTGGTAGCACAGCTGGAGGTAATCCCACGTCAGGGACCAGTCGGTGGCGTTTAGCGTGTTATTGATCGCGTCCCTCATGACGGGGTGCCCGGGGGGTACGGCAAGGATGCCCTGATACATGGAACCCTTCCAATAGCTCAGCACGCTGTAGCATCTGTGAGGATCTGGGAAAACCTCGGCCACCGGCCTCACCAGCCTGGTCTTAATGTCCATGTATATCCCCCCATTGAGATACAGGTAACAGTACCTAAAAAGGTCAGCTCTGTGCGCGCCCAAGCTGAATGACATGTACTTCTCCAGGACCCTGCCTCCGTAGTTCTCCTTCAGGAACTTCAAACATGCGTTATCGTCGTAAAACCTGTAATCAAACCCCCCCAGATACATGTCCAGTCCCTTCTTGGCACGTACATCTGTAGTGTCCCATGATTTCCATGTCTGTATAACCTTTCTCGGCACAGGTAACCTGGATTTAGGGGTCTCCAGGTAAACGACCGGTCTTCTGGTCAGCTCGCACCTGACCATCACCAAGAGAACAATCATGAGCACAATGGACCACATTGCATTACATTGCATAAAAAAGTTCAGATGCGTTGTGAGAAGATCATTTTTATGAGCCAATCTGTGAATGGACCCCCAGCATCGACCTTGGCTCAGCTTCCTCCAGCGCGTATTGCTCATTCTTTTGGCAGCGGGGCTCACCTGGTTCATGATGCAGCAGATGCCTAATTTCATGGATCCTGAGGCTTCAGAGTCGTTTGATGTATCCAAGTTCAGGTCAAAGTTCCCGAAGGTTGAGCTCGCGGGCAAGGAAAACATAGCGGCTGCGGAAATGTACATGGATCCGGATTCGCTGTCTGGTGGCTTTCAGGACATCATCGGCCTTGACGACACCTGTAAACTCCTCAAGGCTCTGCTTGACCCGAAACTGAAGCGCAAGCCCGGCGGGGTGATACTGCACGGGCCACCGGGGACCGGAAAGACGCTCCTCGCGAGAGCGGTCGCGAAGGACAGTGCCATCCCGTTCTACGTCTGTTCACCGGAGAGTATCGAGGATAAGTACGTGGGGGAGAGTGGCAGGAGGCTGCGCGCGCTGTTCAGTCTCGCTGAGAAGACGGCCCCGTCTGTAGTCTTCGTCGACGAGATTGACGGGTTCGCCGGGACCCGCAACAGCCTTGACCAGTCGCACGTCACACAATTGAAGACGATATTCCTCACAGCTCTGGACGGCCTGGTCTCCCGGGGGAGGGTCACCGTGATTGCCGCCACCAACAGGCTGGCGGCTGTGGACCCGGCGGTGAAGCGCAGGCTGCGCCTCTGGGTCGAGGTGAAGCTCCCCAGCGAGGAAACCCTGGCGAGAATTCTCGAGAAGGAGGGCGCGCAGCCAGCCGCTGCTCGGGATCTGGCGCCCGAGCTGTTCAAGAGTGGGTTCTCGGGCTCGGACGCGGCACAATTGTGCGCGCTCGCGTGTGTGGAGGCCGCCGCAAAGGGTCTGGAATTTGACACGTTAACAACAGACTTGCTACAGGGGGCGCGCGCGCGGCTGGGGGCGTGATCCTCTCAGTCGTCGAAGGCCCCGTCCTCCGCGTTGGTAGGGGCCTGCGCGCGCATGGCGGGTGACGGTCAACGGGGGCCGGCGCGGGGTGGCGGCGCGGGGAAACGTGGCTTTGCCGCGGGGAAAAATGGCGGCGCGGGACTGGAGCGCACCTCCGTGCCCATGAAGCGCGCCCACATCTCATCCGTGACGACAGTCCTGCCCTCTTGCGTCGCCATCGGGGCCAGGTGGTACTCGCGGCCGTTCCTGATCGCCCGCGCCCTCGAGTAGTTCGCCTCCGCCCTCGGGCAGACAGGCGTGCTCTGGTTCGTGAATCGTGGCGAGGCAGGGGGCGTAACGTAGCTCATGAGGGTGGAGGGTGACGAGAAGGCTGGTGGGGAGCTGGTCGAAAATTGTGCCTAATCTAAACCTTTTTTTATTTTTAGGGTTGAGTGCCCTCCGAATCTCACTCAGGATTGGATCATTTTTTGAAACATGTATGTAAACCTTACCGCTTCCCCGGAGAGCCCTGTGAGCTTTACCCAGGAAAGCGATAACATGTGCGAGTGAGGGAGGCGATGAATAGAATATCACATCCCATGTTTCACATCCAAGGTCGTCCCATGGAAACACCCCAGACACCACATTCACTCCAGTAATGGCTGTTTCTGAAACATGGAAATGTGCAGAGGTCAGGTTTCCCAGGTTCTTCCAATGAAAGCGGACCCAGCGGGTGAAGATGAGGTCAGCCGAATCGCCGACGACCAGGCCTTCCATCCGCAAGGTACTATACACGCCGATTTTTTACTGGCAGGCGTTGTCCCTGGCCATCATGCGCGTGTGGAGCCCCCCCCTCACGGGCTCCTCGAAGATGATGTTCCCCCCGCACTGCGGCTCGTGGTGGGGCATGTCGTTCACGAGGCCCCAGCGCAGTGGGTCTCCGCGCTGACTCTGCCTGGGCCTGAACTGGGCCTGGGGGATCTGGATAGGCTCGGACCTTCTGGGGGGCTCCGTCGACTTCTGCGGAACCGCTTGCACCGGGTAGCGGGAGAGTGGCCTGTCCAGGCCGAGCAAGCCGCTCTCCACGGCCACGTCCTTGTCATCACCAACGGCATAGGAGAACCCAGGAATGTTTGTCTCTGGTCGGGTGGGAGTCGCGAACACAGGATTAATCATGTACAGCCCCGGGTCGGTGCTGATCCTGTAAGCATCCGCCACCATCTCTGACTTGAGGTTCTCGCTCGACATATGTACATGTAGCGGTGAAAAAATTTCAGTCTATGTACCTCAGCGCCACCTCGCCCTGGCCGTCGAGCTCCATGATGTTGTACGACACGGTGAAGATGGTGAGCTGCAGCCTCCTGGATACGCGTTCCGTGGTTCTCAGGTGTATGAGGTTCGTGCTCGTAGAAAGGTCGTAATGGCCCGTCGGCATCATCGAGAAGGGGGCCAGGGAGAAGTAGTAGCAGTACACCCCCTTGCCCGGGATGGCGCCGTCGGAGTAGAAGGGTTGCACAAGGGAATAGTACTTGAAGAATACCCGCTTGTCCTCGTCGGAGCCGGGCAGCGACGGGGCCCTGGGCTCCCTCTCCTCGTTTGACAGGTAGATTTGTGCCGTTAGCAGGGGGGGTGGGAACACCCCCGACCGGATCGCGTCCGCGTTTGCCCTCTGGGTGATCAAGTCGTACGTCCCCAGGCTCGTCCAGCGGTTCCCCAGCACGCTGTCACCCGTGACCTCCTGCAGGTCCTGCAGGATGAAGAATATCGCCTTGGTCGCCCTGGACACCAGGATCTCGCGCTTGAAGTCGTGGTTCCCAGCCTCGATAATCTCCACCTGCTCCTGCGTCTGCTCTATCAGGAACTCCTGATACCCGTGCCGGAACATGAGAGCCTGGTCCCTGTCCACCCTAGCCAGGTTGGCCACAAGTCTGACTTTGGCCAGGGAGCTCTGCAGGTCAGGGAAGGTGTGGCGGATGCCCGAGGCCTTCGTTCTCACCACCTCCGACCAGGGCCTGATCCTGAGGCTCACCTGCACCTTGCTGCCCCTCCTCAGGCTGCAGAGAGGGAAGCCCGGGCGTGTCAGGTCGTCGGTGCGGCAGAACCAGAACGGCAGCGGGAGATAGAGCTCTACTGGAGACTGGCCGTCATAAGTGACACCCTTCCCGGTCATCCGGTTGTACCCCTCCCTCCTCGCCCCCATGCTGTCCGTCTCGCTCATCACATAGATGGCCTTCCCCGACATCGTTTGCAGCACCTGGCCGTCCACAGAGAACTGCACCGTGTCAATCATCGCAAACGCCACCGACTCGACCCATGTGGTCACCACAGCGGGATTCGCAACCCCCTTCACCAGCCCCTGGGTTATCGGCGACAGCTGGATGTGCAGTGTCAGCGCTCCCAGCACGTCTCCCTGGTCCAGAGGTATGTCCGCAACGTGGAGCGTCGACACGGAGCCGAAGAAGGCGTAGCGGTCGTCCTCATACGGCGGACTGGAAAGCTCCCTGTCGAACGGAACGTCCACCTGCCACGACTCGAAGTAGAAGTACGTCTGGTGGAAAGTCTTCCAGAAGGTGATCTCCGGATCCAGGCACAGATGTGTGTCCTGTGGCCCCATCGCCAGCAGCTGTGTCATCGTGCCGAGGTGATCAGTGGGCGCCTTGACCTCAAGCTCCCCAGGTGGGCACTCGCAGAAGTCCTGGGACGCAAACACAGGGGTCGTCATATCCTATATAACCTCGCTTATTTAAAAAGAACACTCTGGACACTTACATGCTCCCTGGAGACCTTGCTTGGACCAGGCTCAGGCTCCAGCACGTATACAGGCACTTCCGGGAACGTAACCCCCCACCGAGACACCTGCTCACCAGAGTTAAGGAGACTCTGGACAGGGCCGCCCTGTCCAAGGCCCTCCTGGCGTGGAAGAGGGCCGCGCACAGGTACAGGCCGCAGCCCCCAGACACCAGCTTCCTGATGCCCTCGCCCATCACCAAGCGTATCAAGCTCGGTCCAGGGCCTCCCAACTTCGTGCACACCGTTGATATCCGGGCCCGCCCGGCGCGTACGTATACCGCAGCCAGTGCCTCGAGATCACGACCTGAGCGGCGACGCGTCTCCTATGCCTTTGTATGGCAACGAGGAGAACACGACCCACCAGCCTCTGCAGCCTGCAGCGCAAGCGCATCCATGTCACATTCTCCATGCATGTGAAGGAAGGGCTCCAGATGGTGACGCAAGTGTCCGTGATGACCACCCGCTGGACGTCTCGCACCAGAAGGCGCAGCGACTCATGCATAGGCGCCTCGAATGGGTTCCGGAAGGAAATCCCCATCACCCTCCCCGCTTCTATCACCCTCCCCAACACTATGTAAGGGCTCTCGTCCACCACGAACAGGGGAACCAGCACCAGATCGTTTACCATGTTACAGAACGGCATCACTAAAGGCTATACCGGACCCGCTCTCTAACAGAGGCCGATAAACTTCTATGTCTGGGGTGGCCTCCTGGGTTCTCCGGCGCTTGCTCCTCTTCTGCTCCCTCGACGGCATCACCAGCCTGTCCCTGTGCCTGTCGAGGATGTGGCAGAAAATATCGTAGCCCCTCCTCGCAGCCTCTATGCTCCTGGCTCCGGTCACGATGACGCTCCCCGAAGAGAAGCACAGGACCGTGCAAAACCCCAGCTGCAACTTTGCACCGGGGTAGGATATCGGGTTGTAGCTCACAGGGAGCTCCTCCTCCTCCAGCGTGTCCACCAGAGCCTTCAGGTTCAACGGCATGCTCGCCTGGAAGTCCATGTTGAGCATCTCGATGTCCGTGTCCAGCAGAAGGTGGTCGCACCCGGGCTTGACCTGCCTTAGGATCTGGTCCGCCACCATCAGAGCCCTCGCCATGCTCTTGCACCCCGTGATGTGCATCTTGCCGTTGCGGAACAGCTTCACGCAGTACCTCGAGCCCGTCTCGGCGTCCAGTCCCTTCACCGACACCTGGTTATGGAAGGACTTGCCCCCAGCCTGGGACAGCTGCGACAGCTCTGACGCCTCGAACCTGGTGTCAAACGTAAGCAAAATCGTCATGACGCTGATGTTGAACGGGTTCACTAGGTCTCTGTGCTCACACATCCTCATGATGTTCGACTCAAAGGACTCCTGCATCTCCTCCAGCAAAAGCTTGGTGTGCAAATGGACCCTCATTTTATGATATCACACCCCCTGTGCCTTTGGTGTGCGTTTTCAAATCACCGGCTGTTACCGTTTCCCGAGTTGGTGCGCCTGTTGCCGTTTCCTGAGTTAGCGCGCCTGTTGCCGTTTCCTGAGTTGGTGCGCCTGTTGCCGTTTCCTGAGTTCTCACGTTCCTTGCGGCGGTTAGCCCGAGCCCTGGGGAGGTTCAGCTTGTCAAAGCGCCCCAGGACATTCGCGCCTGCCAGGTACTTCTGGCGCTCCTCGAAATCGAGCATGATAGACACCATGTCCTGCATGGTCTCGTCTACCGCCACGGCATAGGTCTCCAGCTCGGAGATCCTCTTCTCCATCGCGGAAATCCTGGAAGACATATTGTTGTTCGACATGTATGGATTCCTGAGAAAAAAAATCCTTAAGCATTGTAAAATGGTGAGCCCTGGGTTGAGAAATGCTGACGCGAACTTTGGCACCGGTACCTACAGGATGCCTAGCCTAAATTCTATTGATACTAGTGGTTTTACCGGAACGGTCCCTCGTCCAGTCAACCTGGATACACCAAGAATTGATGCTGGGAACAGGTTGAAGATTAGAATATCTTCTATCGAAGTCAGCAGCGACTTTCAGACCAGAACAAATGGATTTAACGATGCTCAAATAGAAAGAGCTATTGGAAAGGAACTCAGGGATAGTCTCCTTACAGAACTGGACAGTAACCCAATAGATGGTGAAGGAACTATTCCCGACGCGAGACAAAGAATTATAGACGAAATAAATTTCCTCAAGGAATCGTGCTTTGCAACCACCAATGCCCGATTTAGTTTGAATATCTTTGGTGCAAACGGGAGGGAGCTGAATGCTACACAAAGGACCTCTTTGAACATCCTAGCTGGACTGATGTCAGTGGACTCCAGTAAATCTACTTTCAATAACATTCAATCTGGGGGGTCGACGAGACAATACTCGGAAAACATAGATAACCTAAGAGACATAGCTCTTGATGAAGTCCAATCTAACAAAATGGCTGATTTTTTAAGGAACCCGTCCAGTGATGTCGGGCTTCAAGCGGATTCCCCGAAATTAAAGGCGGATATAATACATAAACTCACGTTGGCAAAGATGCTCACCTTCACTGGGACTGACGGAGCCATTGCCCGTGGTCAGGTCATCCGCGAAGTCAAGCGTGCCATGGGTGACGCCGATAACATTTTTGAAGGAAACCCGCAAAAACTTCCCTCACAAGCGGCAATCCCTGACCTACAATTCACACCTGGAGGCCAGAATATGATCAAGATGGTAACGCAGATCGGAAGATATTACAAGTCTTCCAGTGGAGTGGATCCAAAAGGGATTATCAGTGATCTGCTGAAGGAAGCCTCAGATCCATCGGCTAACAATGACTACTTCATCGTACCGGAAGGCATGGATTTAACTTCGGAAACAAACTTTGACTTCAATAATCAGGATGGCACCACGGGTACGACAGGCGTGAGCGATCTAGTCGGTCAGCGTCAGAAGTCCCATTCCCGGGTAGCTCACATGAGCCTGGCTCTCGACTACATCATGGGTGCTGACTGGAATAGCGACGCAACATGGAGGCAAATGGGGTATGATCCTACTGATGTCCCACAGGCAACAAAGGACTCCTATGTAGGAGTGGGTAAATCATTCAAGGATGCGTACATGGACCTCACCCCGGAGCAGAAGAAGGCTCTGGCAGAGCAGTCTGCCTGGTCTTTGAAATGCGGATGGAACTGCTTCCTCGCGCTGACGTTTGCGGGGACCGTGGCATATGGGATTGGCAAAGGGATCCATGACCACGTTGAGGGGAATGAAAATAAGCAGCGGTGCTTGGACAGATGTAGACCACACAGCCTGGTGGAAGGCCTCGTGCCAGAGGAGCTTGAGACTACATGGACTCTGGACACCGAGGCCACGTTCCTGGGGTACCAGCCTAACTATATGAGTGAAGCGGAAGATAGGGAAGAGCAGTGCTGGAACGAGTATTACAGTGTCTGGAATGAGAGAGATGCGGACGATACCTGCGAAGACTACTGTAAATTGTGCGATGACAAGTCGGTGAGCTTTGGGGAAGCCTTCAAGACGGGTTTCTCAGAGCCCTACAGAGCGACAGGAGAGGCGGCGGGATATACCGGGGGTGTCGTGGGAGGGGCCTTGGCCGAGGGATTGACCCCGATACTGGAGGTGGTGACCGACATATTTTCAGACAACATTCTACTATTCATCTTTGCATTCGTCGGTCTGGCAATCTTCATGATGATCTCGCGTGGAAGCGACGAGTGAGTTGTAGCCGTCCGACAGGGATCTCACATAAGCTTCCTGGGTGAGGACCTGTAGTTCTATGGGCTGGTCAAAGAACGGGTGGTCCAGGTACATGTGCAGAGCCATGTACTGGGTCAAGGGCTTGGGGGAGGAGATGTAGTCGTCAGCGATTTCCATGTTTAGTTCAAGGGGCACTCTGTATGGATCATCGTGCACCAGCCTGATGCCATAGAGATCCCTGATTCTCCTGTTCATCCTTCGTTTCCTGGCAATGCTGGAGGGGCTCTTCACTCTGGTGTATACATGTTTGCATCCAGGAACGCGCCGGCAGATGTCCACCCCGATCCTTCTCAGGTAATGATTCATAAAACATGTAATGATATTATTCAGGGGGAGGGGTTGCATCCATTGTGATCTCCAGGTCCCTCTCCTCGTACGTGGAGCCATAGGTATTGATTCTCCTTATGAATTCGTTTACGACCTGGGAATCGATGGTGGTGTCCTGAGTGATTACCTGTATCTTGGGGCTTTTCTTACCCTTACCCATGTTTTGAATGACCACATCTCCAAGGAAACTGTCCAGGATTATGAATGCAAACAGGATAAGCGTGCTCACGGCGAGCCTGAACGGGACGCCGCAGGACTTGGTGTCCTTCTTGATGAAACCACAGAGCCTGCCGACTATGTAGGGCACCAGGGGCCCCGAGATGGCCACAGTGATGAACAGGGATATGGCCTGCCTCACAACACCTGCTTCAAAGCCGTAGAGATCGGCATAGAACGCGGCTCCGACGAGGAGGCCAACCAGACCGAATATGTCCGCCCTGACGCCCAGGGCCTTGACATACTCGGCCCCCCGCTTGGAGGTGGACGCCACGACAGTCAGGATGGCACTTGAATATGAGAGAACCGTGATCCCAAGCTCAGTCTTGTTCATTTTTGAATTAAGCCCTGGAAAAAAAATGTCAGCAGAGGTGACCCTCTTTGGGAGCCCGGTGTCCTTCGGGGCTGCGATAGCCGTGCAGGGGGTCATGGCGAGGGTGACCAACGACTCCACGGGTGCAATGGCGCTGTGCTGCTTCTCGGGGCGCATGGAGCACCTTTCCACGTTGCTCGAGCTCGAGGTGGCCAGACACCTGCCCTGCGTCGTGGAGGCGGGCCTGTGGGAGTGCAATTGGAAGCGCGTCTCAATGGGGAAGGGCAGGTGTATGGAGGAGACCGTAGCGCCGGGGGTTGCGAGGGTGCTGTTCCACGCCGTCTGCGGCCTCCAGAAGTTCGAGGCCTTCGCAAGAGCGCTCAAGCGCGGGCAGGTGCTCACGCCAGGGCCCCTGCTCGACGGCAAGCAGCTCCAGCTCCGTGACAGGATCCTCTTCTACCCGGATGTGACGCTGCCCGTCTACGACCTGTCGCCAGACGCGCTGGTCTCCGCCTCCCGCATCAGCATGAAGAATGACAACCTGGACCCGGTGGAGGCCGCCTGGATCCAGGAATGTTGCGAGGAGCCCTGCACCTCCGCCGCTGCGCGCTTCCTGGAGCAGCAGGTTGGGCACAGGGTCTCCCGCATGACCCGCCACAAGGATCCTTACTCCGGGCACCCGGTGCTCCGTCATGGGACTTGGGCCATCCGAATCATGGATGTCAGGTGGATCATGCAGACAGCCGATCTCGTGAGGTCGCCTTACGGGATGGGCTACAGCTGGGGGACCGTGTTCTACCACAACGCCGCGGTCGCCTTTGCGGTGGCTGACGAATTCCTGGAAACGCTGTTTCGCTGTATCGGGAAGCCCGAGAAGCGCCTGCTGGATCCCGACCTCTGGAACACCCTCCTGAGCAACCCTCCCCTCGACATCTCCCACCCGGAGCTCACCCGGCTGCTCTGCATGTGCGTGACTGCACCGGACGTGCACAACGCGCTGGACTACGTCATGCCGGAGTTTGCTCTCTCGAAACCCCTGTGGTGCCCTGTGACCGAGCTCTACCTGAAGGAGCTGGGGCTTCTCATGGGTCCCCGCGGCCTGTTTGTCTCGTGTCCCCACTGCCCGATCTCCGAGATATTCTACGTCGCGTGGCTCACCATCAGCCAGAGCAACCCTCATAGAACCCCTCTCGCTATACATGTTTCGGTACTTTTTTCTATGAACCTATGAATAAATGGCGACGACCACCACCACGACGCAAAAGATTCTTACAGGAGTTACATTAGTCTCGTTGGTGGGGGTGACCATCTTCGCAACCTATCTGATCGTCACCAGTCAAGACTCGGGCTCGTCGTGTGACACGCAGGCAGTCAGGGATGCGCTCGCCGCCAACGGGACAGAGTTTGCCCGGTACAGATCCATGATTTCCGGTTGCAAGGAGGACATGACTGAGCTTGAGAACAAAATCTCAGCAGCAGAATCGGGCTCCTCCGACACATCGTCCCCCGGCCCAAGTGTCATGTCCGGGGGGTGGAGTGTGAATGCATTCTTCGCAGGTCTCCTGGCATTCTTGCTCTTGGTTGGGATATTCGTCTGGCTGTACCTCAAGGGTCCAAAAAGAGCAAAGGCCGCTTACGAGAGCAGCAAGTCCTGGAGACTTCCACGATGGCTTGGGGGTTCAGGAAGCAATGTGAATGTTACCAGGGTCAACGCAGGCACCAGCACCAACGCCAACGCAGGCACCAGCACCAACGCCAACGCAGGCACCAGCACCAACGCCAACGCAGGCACCAGCACCAACGCCAACGCAGGCACCAGCGCCAACGCGGGGTCACGTCAACCTCGTGGGGTGGACATGGGTACCACTGTTTGAGTCTGAGAGTATCCTGCCATGTAATATTTGTTCATGAGCTCATGATTGGTGACCACCTGGATGGGGTTGACATTATCGTCCTGTGTGATTGTGTCGGACAAGAGTACCTTCAGCGGGAATGCTGGGAGGAGGTGATCTCTGTAACATGGATGGATCGCGTTGTACACACATGAAATGTATTCCATGAATGTGGATGGGTTGCATTCTTTCTTCCTCCTGTAGTCGCCTCCGGTCTTTATGACAAGCGTGTCCTTACGCTCTTCCTCCGGTATGTGAGACAGCTGGGTATATTCGCTGACGCCCCCGTCGATGTAAATGTCTCCCTTCCATTTGCATACCTGGAACAGGAACGGGATAGAACATGACATCCGCACAGCATCTATCACACTCATGTTTGGTGTTGCGTTGACGTCAAAGAAGTGGTTTTCAGAAAGCCTTACATTGTAAGCTACCACTCTGAACACTACCCCGGTAAACTCATGGAAATCCTTGAAGGTGAAGCATTGCTGAAGACCTGTGTGTGAGCACATGATTTGTTCCAGTGCGCTGAAAACCATGTCTCCTTTCACCACTCCAAACCTGGAAAACACATTATTTAGATCAAAATCCATGTAGCTTTGGTCAGTGACAAGTTCCTGTGTCACGTCCATGCCTGCGAGAAACAGTGCTATGCACACAGAGCCACCCGAGGTCCCGACATATTCCTTGACTTCACCGAGCATCCCAATCTCCTTCAGGTATGTAAGGCTGCCCATGCCCATGCATGACCTTGACCCACCGGCGCTAATCACTATCCTCGTCGGTTTCGTCATACTGCATCCTTGTATAATATTTGGACTCGTCGACCACAGGGTCAGACACCGCCCTGACCCTGCACTGGTACAGCCTGACCTTTCCGAACACGCCCCTGGCTTTGGCGGTGTACAGGATGCATGATGATCTCGGACAGCATTTCTTGCTCTTCTTCGGGTCACACTTGCCCCTGTATATTCTCTCCTGGGCCTGCAGGCATGACTCCTCATCTGGGTTGACGCTCTGTGATAACCTGTGCTGAATAATTTGCACCTTTCCGGACATGGACAGGATGCTCTCCGCGTCCCGCTCGAGGCTCCGGGGCAAGGCAACGGCCTTCTGCCTCAGACGACAGGCTCCACCTGAGCACTCGCACAGGTCATCTTCCTCCTTTGCTTGGCTGCAATACTTGCGAAGGGCCCGCAGCCCGTCACGACTGTAAGTCTCCGGGTCCATCCTATTTGTTACATACATATTTTTTCAGGTGCCTTTGTTGGAAAAACTCATGTTTTCGATTAACATATGGAAGTAAGACGCCCATACTCGTTATTCGACTTCATGGCTATCGAAAATTGTCCAGATTGGACGATAAAACATGGGCCTGAAAAAAAAACCTGGACATACAACACCTTAAATCATGGGAGGAGGTTTGATGCAGCTTGTAGCCTTCGGCGCCCAGGATGTCTATCTCAGCGGCTCTCCGCAGATTACTTTCTTCAAGCTCGTGTACCGCCGTCACACCAACTTCGCCCAGGAGGCGATCGAGCAGACTTTCTCCGGCGCTGCTGGCTTCGGCAAGAAGGCCTCCGTGACCGTGAGCCGCAACGGTGACCTTGTGTCCCACATGTTCATCGAGTTCACGGCGCCTCAGCTTGCGCAGCTGTACAAGTACAAGTCCGCTACTGATGGCTGGGAGCTTGACGATGGTTCCATGTACCGTTACGTGAACTCCTTCGGTCACCAGCTCCTCGAATCGGTTGAATGCGAGATCGGTGGTCAGCGCATCGACCGCATCTATGACTCCTGGTTCGAAGTCAATGACGAACTCACCCGCCCCGAGGAGAAGAAGCTGGGTTACGGTTCCATGATTGGCAAGCGCTGGGGCGCTGATGGCAAGCCCCTGGATTCCGCATCGGACGCCTCCGGTGTTGGCCTCGATGACAACTCGGGTCGCTTCTCCCGTCCAACTTTCTACATCCCCCTGATTTTCTGGTTCAACTCGCCGCAGAATCCTGGACTGGCTCTCCCCCTCATCTCGCTCCAGTACCATGAGGTTAAGCTCCAGATCTCATTCAGGAAGTTCGAGGACCTCGTGCTTTCGGAGGTTTCTAATTCAGCTAAGATTTCCCTCACCGCAGCGACTGACAACCTTGCCTACGCCGAGAAGGGTGGTGCTTCCCCTGAAGGGCTTTCTCTCACGCCCTTCCGCATCGGTGAGCAGGAGACTGTTGCCATGTACTGCGAGTACATCTATCTCGATACCGATGAGCGCAGGCGTTTCGCGCAGACTCCCCATGAATACCTCATCACCCAGCTCCAGTTCACGGGTGTGGAGTCGGTCTCCCTCGCGGCTGGTAACACGAAGTCAGAGAAGATTCGCCTCAACTTCAACCACCCGGTGAAGGAGCTTGTCTGGTTCTGCAACTCCGAGACTTCCCGCGCCAAGAATGAGTACTTTGACTTTGGCGAGGGCCGCACCGCAGCCGGTGCCTCCATCAAGGGCTGCGAGTACATTAAGGACGCCAAGCTCCTCCTTAACGGCCACGACCGTTTCAGCACCCGCCAGGGCTCCTACTTCCGTCTTGTCCAGCCTTACCAGTGCCACACCCGCATCCCGTCCCGCCACATTTACGTGTATTCCTTCGCCCTTCGCCCCGAGGAATACCAGCCGTCTGGCAGCTGCAACATGTCCAGGATTGATCATGCGGCGCTCCACCTCACCTTCAACGCTCCCCCCTCCGGCTCCGCGGAAACTCTCCGTCTCACCGTCTACGCCGTGAACTACAACCTCCTGCGCATCATGTCAGGCATGGGCGGCTTGGCCTACAGTAACTAGGGCCAATACACCCAGTCGATGAGCACCAGAACTTGCGCAAGCATGTCCAAGTCCAGTTTAGGATTTAGGGTTTAGGGTTTAGGTTACCTCTTCTTGACTCAATCATGTAACCCCTGCGACCGGCTGCCAGGAAGGCTGCCGAGCGAAGGAGTTTATATACCCACCCATGAGTTTTTGGGTGTTTGGATTCATGGGAGGGATAGGGCAGTAATTAAGGAAGTATTGCCCACCCATGAGTTTTTGGGTGTTTGGATTCATGGGAGGGATAGGGCAGTAATTAAGGAAGCATTGCCCACCCATGAGTTTTTTGGTGTTTGGATTCATGGGAGGGATAGGGCAGTAATTAAGGAAGCATTGCCCACCCATGAGTTTTTTGGTGTTTGGATTCATGGGAGGGATGGGGCAGTAATTAAGGAAGCATTTCCCACCCATGAGTTTTTTGGTGTTTGGATTCATGGGATCCATGGTTCTTTTTAATCACGTTAATTTCAAAAACCAGCTATTTTCAAGCTTTGTCTGATAATAAAATGGCTTTCCATCCCGACGGCTACGGCCCCCTCCCCGTGGTTGGGCAGAGGTACCCTCTCCATGCCACCTGGAAGGGTCAAGTGAAGAAGATACCATGCTATGACGCTGTGTTCCTCGCCGAGGATCCATACTTCCAAGTTATCGGAGCCTCGGGGAAGACTCTCACCACCAAGGGGAACACTGGGTACACCGTGAAGATTCCGGACTCGCAGGGGTTCTTCACTGTGCCTTACAAGCATGCCGTGATGCACTCGGCATTCCCTCTCTATCGCCCCGCAGCAGAGGAGACGCACGTTGTTCTTATCGACCCCGACAAGCCATTGTCGGTGGAGAATATGCGGTGGGTCACTCGCTCGGAGTCGGCGAAGCTTGGCCAGAAGAAGAGCGTGCAGAGCAAGAACGAGAAGGGCGCCAACGGCATCTCTATCCAAGGGGTTGAGAAGGCAACGGGAGAGACGTACGGCCCTTTCAAGAGCACGTATGAAGCCGCCTCCTTTGTCTACTGTCACAAGCACTCGAAAGAGGAGTGGGACGCTTTGAGCGACCAGGAGCGTACCAAGTTCAAGAAGGCGCGCGGGAGCAAGATCGAGGAGGTGGTCAAGGGAAAGCGGCCTTCCGACTGGGGCTTCGTATGGACGTCTCTCGATGGCAACTTGGAGGGGGAGGAGTGGGCTGCCGTCCCCGATTGGTATTACTCCGAGACCGGTGGCTCCACGCGGCACGAGGTGTCTAACAAGGGCCGCGTGCGCAAGAATTCTACACAGTACGTCATGCACCCCTCCAAGAACGGGAAGCAGAAGTACCGTAAGGCTCCGATCCCTGGCGATCCTCTTCTCCACCGCGTCATCTACGAGGCGTTCCACGGCAGGATCCCCGAGGACCAGGAGGTGTGCCACGACGAGTCTCTCCCCCTGGACAAGGACGGGTGCCACCGGAACTGGCTGGAGGACCTGACCCTGGGGACTCGCGGCGAAAACATGTGTCAGTTTCACGCCGCTAAGCGCCAGAAAGTGTTGGAATCCATGTAATCAAATGGAAACATGAGCGAAAGTTGGAAACCGAC